ATGAAGATTTTAAATTTCGGTTCGTTAAATATTGATAAGGTTTATGCTGTTGAAGAAATTGTAAAAGGTGGAGAAACTATCGACTCTGTAAGTTTTAGTGAAAGTGTAGGCGGTAAAGGTTTAAATCAGTCAATTGCCGTAGCTAAAGCTGGCGGAAATATCATGCATGCTGGTTGTGTTGGTAAAGATGGAGAGATTTTATTACAGGCTTTAAAAGATAATAATGTAGATATATCTTTGATTAAAACAGTAGAAACAGCAAGTGGACAGGCTATTATTCAAGTTGATAAACATGGACAAAATTGCATTATTTTATTCCATGGAGCTAATTATGAAGTGGACAAAGCTTATATTGATGAAGTGATGCAAGATTTTGCACAAGGTGATATTTTAATTTTACAAAATGAAATTTCCAATATTGATTATATTATTGAAGTAGCAAAAGCTAAACAAATGAAAATTTATCTAAATCCTTCACCAATCAATGAAAACCTTAATAAATATAATATGCAGGCAATAGATGGAATTTTTGTTAATGAACATGAAGGGGCATATTTAGCTGGTAAAGAAAAAGTTGAAGATATATTAGATAGTTTAGCTAGCAAATATCCTGAATTAGAAATTATTTTAACTTTTGGTGATAAAGGTGCATATTATCGCCATAAAGATATAAATATTTTCCAACCTGCATATAAAGTTAATGCTGTAGATACAACAGCTGCTGGAGATACTTTTACAGGGTATTTCATTGCTTTAAGACAACAAGGTAAATCCATTGAAGAAAGTTTACAAAAAGCAAGCAAAGCGTCTTCAATTACAGTATCAAGAAAAGGAGCAAGTATTTCTATTCCTAAAATTGCAGAAGTGGATTGAACTGAAAAAACATTTTTTCTATAATATTTATAAATAAATAATAAAGGTTTGAATAAATATGAAGTCACGTGTTACTATCAAGGATATAGCACAAAAAACAGGTTTTTCAGTTACAACAATTTCTTTGGTATTAAATGATAAAGCAAATCATATTCCTCGAGAAACAAAATTAATCATTGCTAAAGCTGTAAAAGAAATGGGATATAGACCAAATAAAATGGCTGTAGGCTTAGTGAAAAAACAAAGCAATATTATTGGTTTTGTATTACCGGATATTAGAAATCAGTTTTTTTCATATACAGCTAAAGTTTTAGAAGATGAATGTCATAAATACGACTGGAATTTATTGATTTGTAATTCAGATAACAATCATAAACAAGAATTAAAGCATTTAAAAATGCTCTGTGATTATATGGTCGATGGTATCTTTTTGAGTATGGCAGCTAATAGCACGGAAAAAGAAGTTGAAGAAACCATAAATTTTTTAGAGGATAATAAGATACCATATTGTCTAATTGACCGTGATATGTTTGATATCGGTAAATATAAAATCAGTGTTGACCATTTGCAAGGTGCATATTTGGCGACAGAACATTTGATAAAATTAGGGCATAAAAAAATAGGCTGTATAACGGGACCTTTAATTTTAGATGATGCACGACAAAGACTAGCAGGCTATAAACAAGCATTGAAGGATAATGGTATAAAAATAGATGAAAATTTAATCTTTGAAGGCGATTATTCTTTTGAAAAAGGGAAAATAGGCTGTGATAATTTATTAGCGAAAAATATAACAGCAATATTTGCAGCAAATGATTTCTCGGCTATGGGGGCGTTAGCTAGTATCAAAGAACATAATTTAATAGTACCTAGAGATATTTCTATCGTGGGTTATGATGATATTGCGTTTGCCTCATTATTAGAAGTTCCTTTGACAACAGTTCGTCAGCCGATAGATGCAATTGGGCAAAAGGCAACAGAAGTAATTAATCAATTAGTAAATAGTGAGGAAAATATAGATAGTAAAATTATTATTTTAGAACCTAAATTGATTGTTAGAAGTAGTACAAAAACTATAAGTTAAAAAATTAAGTATATCTAAAGATACTTAACTAATATATAATTTTCCTGAATAGATATGCATGAATTTTTGATTTAAATTTAATATAGATTTAATAAATCCTACCTATTCTACTATAAAATAGTATGATATAATAAAAAGAAAGAATTTATGTATGTTTAAGGAGAGGATTTTAATGGCAAATCCAGCTATGAAAATAATAGGCAAGGCGTCTACGGAATATGTAGATTCTCCTGCCACTTTGAAAGGCACGATTACAAAGGCATTTGGTTTGACACTTGTTACTATTGCTTCAGCAATTGCTTCAGGTGTATTTTTAGCCAATAGCCCAGCTGCTTATGGTGTATTGATATTAGGTATGATTGTGGGTGTAGTTTTAACACTTGTTACTTGCTTTAAACCACATTTAGCACCAATGACAACACCTGGCTATGCCGTTTTTGAAGGTGCAGTGCTTGGTATTATTTCTGCTCAATTTGAAAGAATGTATTTTGGTATTTCTGCTATTGCAGTAGGAATTACTTTGGCTACAATGATTTTAATGCTTGTTTTATGGAAAACACGTATTATAAAAGTTACAGAAACAGTACGTTCTGTGATTATTTCCATGACAGGTGCTGTAGCGATTTTCTATTTCGTGAATATCATTGCAAGTTTATTCGGTTTCCATATGATGCCAACAAGTGGTATTTTTGGTATAGCGATTGGCTTTATTATCGCAGGTGTAGCAGCATTTAATTTGCTCTTAGACTTTGATAATATTGAACAAGCTGTAGCTTATGGGGCTCCGAAGTACTACGAATACTTCTGTGCTTTTGGTTTACTCTTAACTCTTGTATGGCTCTATATCGAGATTTTAAGACTTTTACAGATGATCATGGCTATGTTTGGCAATGATGATTAATAAGTTATAAAAAAGGTTACTTCTCAAAGAAGTAACCTTTTTTTATACATTTTATTTTAATTTTATACGTATTTGAATAATCATAGAACATTATTCTTTAAATATATATTTTTAATTTGTTGCCATTTTGTTGCCATTTTTTGACATGTATTTTTCAAAGGTTATAGCTGCGTTTATTTTTGATTTTTTTGTAATGTGAAGATAGATTTTTTGTGTTGTATTATTATCTTTATGCCCAAGTCTATTTTGTATTATTTCTAAAGAAATACCAGCTTCTGATAGAAGAGATACATGAGTATGTCTAAATATATGAGAATGTAATTTAGGTATATTAAATTTAATTCTCATTCTAGTAAAAGTAGATTTGATAGAAGTTGGTAAAATGGGAAGCTCTTTATTTTCTTTGGCGTAATATTTTGTAAAGACAAAATCGTCTTTAGGATAGTTATTCATTGTTTTATTTAATAGTCGATTTGACAATTGATAGACATGCCATTCTTTTAATACAGAAATTGTATCATCTCCGATAGAAATAGTTCTAATACTAGACAAAGTTTTTGGTGTATCTTGACGAAGCCATATATTTTTATTTTTTGAGTACATAGTAGAATTTATAATAATTGTTTTATTTTTGTAATCAATATCACTCCATCGCAGAGCAGATAATTCACCTAAACGCATACCTGTATATGACATTAAAAAACAAATATAATACATATATGGTGAGCTTTTATATGATTTTACAACTTTTAAAATATGAGATAGTTCTTCTTGATTAAAGTATAAATCTTCAGTAGAAACTATTTTTTTTATAGAAGATTTGGGCAAGGCAATATCTTTTGTAGGATTTGTGGAGATAAGTTTTAATTTATAAGCTGTTTTTAAAATATGTTTAGGATAGAAGCTATTATTTATAATGCTTTTTTGAGGTTGGGTTTGGGCCAAAAATAATAAAAATTTTTGCCAATAAAATGGTGTAATATCTTTTAATTTTATATTACCAAAGAATTTTTTAGCAAATCGTAATCTATTAGATATTGTTTCAATTGATGTTGGTTTTAGATGTGCAGTATGCGTAGAAAACCATTTATCAATATATTCGGAAAAAGTAATATTAGATTCGATAATATTTTGGCCAAGTAGAAGTTTATTCAGTATAGGTTGAGCAGCTTGACGAGCTTCTTTGGCGGTTTTAAATCCACTTTTAGATATTCTTTTTCTTTTTCCTGTTATAGGATCTAAGCCTGCTTCTATACTATAAGCATAAGTAGTACGCTTTTTTCCTTCTCGTTTAAAAATTCGTATTTTTCCTTGTGTTGCCATTGTATAATTCTCTCTTTCCAATGGCGGGAAAGTTTTTTGATAATCCATATCATGTGATATATAATTATCTAGTCCAGTTTATTGATTCTCATAGAGTAGTACCAAGAAATATTATCAAATACATTTCTTGGTACTATTTTTATTATACATAAAAAGTAATTGAATAATAGTATTTTATGAAAAAATGTCAAATTTAATGAAATAATATATAAAATTGTGAAAAAAAATCACTTATATGTTAAAATAAAAATATATAAGGGGAGATGGAAGATGAATAATAAACTGGAACAAAAAATCTTAGATTTAAAAAAAGAGTATCAACAAGATAAATATCATAATAGTGATAAAAATATTGATGATATTGATAAAAATGTGATAATTGATCAAGCAAATAAAGTTTCTAATGAAGTATTAAATGTATTTTTTAAAGACGAAGAGCCACCTTTAAAAATTGCTAGTTTAATGAAAAAATTAGGTTTTGATTTATTTAAAAATAGCCAATTTCCTCAAAAAGAGTTATCGGGATTATTAGCTTTAAATTTAAAAGAAAAATTAGCTGGAAAATATTCTAATAGAGTAATTATAGTAAATGGACAAGATAGTATAGGTCATCAAAGATTTACTATAGCACATGAATTAGCACATTATATTTTTGATGCTATTGAAGATAAAGAATATTATGAAGCGTATTATAGAACAGATGAAGAAAATACAAAGAAAATAAAAGAATATAGAGCTAACAAATTTGCTGCTAATCTTTTAATGCCTGAAGATATATTTAGACGAAAATATTATGAGCTTTTAAAAGAATATAAAGATACAGATCTAGTAAAAAATGCTTTAACAGTAGTATTTAAAGTATCTTATACAGCTGTAAATTATAGAATTGATGAATTGGAATTAGGTTTATAAGATGGATAATGAAGATAATTTCATAAATATGATAAGTAGTTTATCATCAAATCAAGAAAATGAAAGATTTAATGATTCGGATAAGATTATTGATGAAATTGAGTTCATAGATACAATGAATAGTTTATCATTGAGTAATAAGAATAAGAAATTTGATGATGAATATATTACTAATGATAAACGTAGTATGAATGAACATAATGAATGTTATACAATGATATTGAAAGCATATAGTAAGACATTAGAAGGTAACATACTAGAAAAGAATAAACTAAAAAAATATTTTTTCTATATATGTTCAGGTATTTTAATAAGTATAGCATTAGCATTTGTTGTTTGTTTAGGAATTAGTTTGTTTTTTATTTTTGCTAATCCTGATGTATCATTTGATATTGCATCTATAGTATCTTTGATAGGAGCTATGGCAACAGCTTTTATATCTTCATTTATGATTTTGCCAAAAGTAATAACAGGGTATCTATTTAATAAAAAAGAAGAAGAAAATATGATGAATGTTATTAATAAAATTCAAGAATATGATACAAAGATTAGACAGAATATAAAAGAACATGATGATAAAAAAGATAACGGAAAATAAATTTAAAGTGATATAAAAAATATCATCAAATATATGCTATGCATATTTCTTTATTTTTACCAGCTAGAATTAAGAAAAATCTTCTTAAGCCTCGAAAATTAAGTATTTTTATTAAATCTTTACTTTTAATAGTATAATAAAAATCATAAAGATTGATTTTTCTAGGATTTAACTTTAACAAGATAAGATTAAAAAAGCACTAGATGTATTATCTAGTGCTTTTTCTTATGATATGAGTATTCGTTTTTCTTCAGTAGTATCATATTTTCCTGTTCCAAATGACATAGCCATTGGCAAGAAATCTTGAGGATTTAGAGCTAAAATATTATATATTTTCTTCTTTGTATATTGAAATCTATTTTTGATTTTACAAATCTGTAATTAGTATCATACATACATTTTTTGAATACGTTTATTTATATTATGATATAATTATAATAAAAAACTAGAGGTAATTATATAATGGAACAAGTGCCTAAAGAATTAAATATTTCAAGATTAGATAATGTAAAACTAACAAATGTGATAATGATAGAAGCTATTGAAGGTTCTGGAACGATGCAAGAACCTTGTAAAAAAATAATTGCTTTTTATACATTATCTGGTAAATATATTGGTAAGATTACTTTTTAAGCTTAAATTTAGGCTTATTAGCTAATAAACTAGCCTCATTATCGGCAAATTTTTCAGCTAAAATAAGATGGCATAAATATATTATAAATTTTTTCATATCCTGAATATTATATTCAGGATTTTTCTTTGTGGTATGTGTTTCATCGTTACCAATATAACAAGCTGCTCTAGCTAAATTTATAGCTCTAGAATAAGGTATCATCTCTATATTTTTACTTAATTTATTTTTACTAATATCTTCCTTTTTATCAGGAAAAGTATCTTTTAAATAATCTTCTACCAAATATTCTAAAGCTTTTCTATAGCCCATACCAGCGATTTTAGTAAGATTTTCATTTTCAGCTATAAATGATTGATGATAAATCTCGTAGAAACTTGGATAAATATTCTTAATTTCTATAGGAATATTTTTATCAGGAAATTTATTTGGAGGATAAATAGATTTTCCAATATATTCCATGTAATAGTTATTATCTAGCTCATAATTGTTAATAAATTGGGCTTTAAATTCAGTAAAAATAAATCTTTTACATAAGGGGCATTGAAAAATACTAGCGATAAAAATGCCTTCTTGAATTTTATTTGGTATAACTTCTATAGGTTTGATACCTGTATTACAATGAGGGCATATTATAGACTCTTTTTCAGATAATAATTCAGATAAATTTTCATCAAGAGGGTTAGACATAAATACACTTCCTTATAAATTTAATATAATTAAGACACTAGATATTTGTTTCTAGTGTCTTTTTTATTGTAGATATGAGTTAATATGGAATATATGGCGGATTTTTAGATTATAATCCAGGATATTTCTCGGAAAGAATAGCTAGTCCTTGTATAATTGGTGCTGACATAGATTCGATTTCTTGCCAATAAGTAGGAATTTGACTTTGTTCAATGACTTTTTTTGTTTTTTTATCAAGAACAGCATATTGTTCCATTCTGTATAACCAAATATCATTATCACTTAGTCGAACATTCATTTTGGCTACTGTATAAAAATCATTAGTATCTATAGCCATATTAAATACTATTGTTTTGGGATCAGGTTCAAGGATATTATTACGATTAATATCAATATAATATATTGTATTATTACTACTAGCTATATACTCCCATTTAGGAATAATGTCATTATTAATTTCTGCATAAGAAACAGTTGGAAAAAATATAGATAATGCAAAAAAGAATAAAATAAAAAATTTTTTAATCATAGAATCATCTTCATTCATATAAAATTAATATAAATTACCAATTATGATTTGACATACTCCCCATGCCTAAAGGCAGGGGATTCTTGGATACAAACGATACTTGCCTACTAAAATAGCAGGTCTTACTATATCTCTCCAAAGAAGGTTGATGCCCCAACCTTCCATATATTTATAGTAGCATTTCTATCTCTATCTATTATTTGTTGTAGTTTCTAATTTTCCCATACGATATAATAATGAATAAATATCGCTTTGAGATGTTCTAATTTTTTCTGATAAAGTAGCTGTAGTATCTTGCAAAGATTTTATTTGTTGCTGTTGATTATAGATGATACCGCCTAAAATAATAATAAGTATTAAGAGTACTATATTAACTTTGTTAGTATTCAAAATATCACTTCTTTCTTGATACGTTTATATACTTTAATTAGTTTCTTTTACAATATCTTTAATAAATTTATTTAATATTCTTTGACCTGTTCCATCAGCACTAGCAACTTTAAATCTACTAGAGTTTGCTATACGATATTCTTGTCGTTCTACCATTATAGGAGATGAAGGATTTTTTAGATTTATTAATTTCATATTAAATAATACAATGGCGGAGCTATTTACTCGAGTAAATGCACCAATATCAATAATTAACATAGCATCAATATTTGAATTCATTATGTAATTAATCATAGCTTGTTGTTTTTGTTCACTAGTAGCATTTGGTAATGTTTGAATAATTAAGGATTGAATATTGCTTGCTTTTTCGACATTAAACTTATTATCTAATAGTGCTTTATAGCCTAAATTTTCAACAATTAAATTTGTATTTTGATAACCAATATAATCAATACTATTAGGATTTATAGTTGTTAATACTAAAACTTTTTTTATATTTTTTAACTGATTTTTTTGAGATTCGTCCCAATATTCTTGTACATCGTGATCACCACTTAATGCTTTTAGATTTGTACCGATTTTATATCCTAAAGAATAATCATCAGATATATCATATGCAAATGATGTAGTAGGAATCATAAAATAAAATAATAAAAATGAAATAAGACCTAAAATAAAATTTTTGCTCATAATAATAACCTTCTTTTTGGTTGATAAAATTTAATTCTTATTAGTATTTTCTTTAACTTTTTTTAGTAAGCTATTAATTCCCATTCCTGTAAATGCAGTTGCTCCAAATACAAGATTTATAATTATATCTGTTATACCTAAAAAAATGCTTAACATTAAATATTGTAAACTAGGTACATACCAAGTATTAGCCATAATGAATCCATAAACTAAAGTGATAACAATACTTAAAAGAAATGGTAATCTAAAGACATAACTTATAACAAAGATTATCATAGCAAATGTACTATTGATAAATAGAAATTTTAATGATGGGAAATTAGATATAAAAAAATCTGACACGAAAGAAAAACCTAATAATAATAAAGCTATATAAGCTATAAATAGAATAAAAATCATAATAACACCTCTATAAATTATTAATAAAAATTTTAATCTAACTTCTTAATAAAAATATTTTCAAGACACAATGATAAAACATTGTGTCTTTTTTCTTTGATATTAATTGTACTCATAAGCCATTTTATAGATATTAAAATAATCAGCAATCATAAATTAATTGTAATTTCTGTTCCATGAATAATATTAGGATTCATTATTTCATTTAAATTATCTGGTGTTGCTTGTAAATCAACATTTTCTTTTACTTCAACATTAAAAATAGTACCAGCAGGATATTCAATATTTGTGCCTTTCATAAAAGCACCACCTATAACACTTATTACTGCTGCAACAGCAACACCGCCACCGTCGCTATTGCCCTCACCTGTTAATCCTTGCTTTAATGGAACAACTATATTATTAATAGTTTTAAATTCTTTTCCTGCTATCATAAGTATTCCTTTTCTGCCAAAACCACCAGCTGAACGTGCTTTGTAAACATAAGCCTTACCAATAGTTCCTTTAGGTATAACAACTACTCCGTTTACAATTAGATTATCAACTAAGCGAATATCAACATTTTCTCCTTCTTGGGCTGTTTTAGAAGTTATAGCATTTACAAGTTCTACTTTTAACTGGGTTTTCTTTGGAATATACAGATGACCATCTTGCACATTTTCGATAGCAGATTTATGTTCTTTTTGTTCATTTTGAATTTTAGCAAGTCGTTCAGTCATTGTTAATGTACTATCATCAACAATATCTTCATCAGAAAATGGATTATAATTTGCTTCTATATCATTACGATTAATAGTTCCTTTAGCTTCTGTTATAGAAAAATATGTAGTATTTACTAATAATGTTGTACATACTGATAAAATAATAGCCATATCTTTTTTATTCATAGAAATCCTTCTTTCTTGTAATATTATTTATCTTTATATTTGTATTTAGATAATTCTTTTCTAAGGTATTTTATTTCTTCTGCTAATTTTTTGCCGTATTGTCTGAAAATATAATATTTTGAGCTGTTTTTTTAATCGTTCTTTTTCCTCATATTTTAGCTAATTCCATTTGTGAAAGTCTTTTTTTGGTACGTTCAAGTTTCAATAGTTTATAAAACATTTATATCCCTCCTTTTAATAAATCACTTCTTTATAAATTTATTTTTAAGACATAATAGATTACTATTATGTCTTTTTGTTTTGCCAAAAATCTTTAGTAGTAATTATGAGATTTCCTTCATGTCTGACTTAGTTTTAGTTTTTTCCAACATGTCCAAAATTTCATTATCTAAATCTCTTAATATTCTTTTTTTAGCATCATTATCTAGTTTACGGAATTTATCTATTATATTTTTTTCAACAGTTGAGTATTTTTCACTATTTGGATTATTAATAAATTCATCATAGCCCATTAAATATGCTGGTGAAACTTCTAAAAAACCAGCCATTTTTTCTAATATTTCATTCGATGGCTGATGATTTTTTAATTCATATTTTCCAATCATAGTACGATCAACACCAAGTACTTCTGCTAATTTAAGTTGACTTATTTTTTTGCTTTTTCTGAGTTCCTTTAATCTATCGCCTCTCATATAGATTCCTCCTTTTTATAAGTATAGGTGAATTTTTTTCTCTAGTAAACGAGAGAAAATTTCTCTTATACCATTGACAAAGAGAAAAAAACTCTCTATAATTCTAATAAAGAGAAAAAAATTCTCTTTATGCAAGGTGGTGAGAAAAATGCTCTCTTTTAAAGAGATGAGATTAAAAGCGGGATTTAGTCAAAGTAAGTTAGCTAAATTATTAGGTGTGGATAGAACATCTGTTTCAAAATGGGATTTAGGTCTATCTACTCCAAAACTAAAAACATTATTGAAATTAACAAAAATTTTTCAATGTAGTTTTGATGAACTATTAAACTCTTTTAACTATAAAATCAAATAAAATTTTTGTTCATTAAGGAGATATATCGATTTTTTCGTTAATTATGTATTAATGTACACCAATAAAACTAATGTATAGCAAGAGCCACGACAGATATGCACTCTAAAAGTAAAAAATAAATGCAAATTCTTTATAATCGTTAAATCATCTTAATAAATTTCCATTGGTATATATATGTATTTGTCGTGGTTCTTGGTGTGCATTAAGGAATAGGAAGTGAGAATTTATGTTTAATAAAGCATGGTTTTTAAATCGAATAGTATCAAAGTTAAAAACTAAAGAAAAAAAGCCAGTAATTTATAACAGTAATGAACTTATTAGTAAAGAAATTAGTGAATATTATGCGAAGAAAAAGAAAGATCCTAATATAACGCTTGAAGAACTTTTGATGATAGGTGCTATGGAATCATGGGATAGAGCTTATAAAAAAACAAAACGACAAGTAGAAGAAACAAAACGAGTAAATGAGATTTTAGATTGTATAGTATTTGTAGGATTTGTCGTTTTAATAATAGGATTGATTTATTCATCATTTAGATGAACTCTTAAGATTGTTCGTCTATGTGTACCTTTACTCTTTAAAAGTCAAAGGAGAATTTATTTATGTTAAAAATGTCAATAAAACTTTTTATAGCATTCGTTGGGTATTTCTCAATAATGTTATTTATTATCGGTTGTATTCTTCATTGGGTTAATGCAAGTGATGAAGTGATGCAATCATTTAATGGATGTGTAACATTTTTCATAGGATTATATGTCATTCTTTTTATATCCTTAGGATTTATTCTTTTGTTTGTTTGGATTGTCGATGACGATTGGAAAGATTTATTTTTTGATTAAAGTTAGTTTATCTATATCTTTTTAACCAGACGCTCCATCTTTTCTTTACTTTTGTAATTTATATCTGGCATATTTCTAAGTTTTAATTGTTTATATAAGACTTCGATCTTATCAATTGTGTCTAAAACTATATTTTTAAATGATGTCAACTCTTCATTTTGTAAATATTTTAAATCATCAATAACATCTTCTAGTTGTTGGCATTTTTTACTAGATATAAAGGGTATTAATTTTTGGTATGTTGTTTCCATTTTGTCAAGATTAAAATCACTATATGTCTTATCTGGCGGAAATTTTAAACTACATGAAAGTAAAATACAGTATTCTCTTAATTCTGAACATAGTAAAATACGAAGATTGTTTTCTTCTTTCTTTCGTCGTCTATATTCAATAATAAAAGTACAAAGAAATACTAAAAAACCAGAACCAACTATTTGAAAAAGTTCAAATCCGAATGTATCTGAATATTTTAGATACAATAATTCAACTCCTAATATTTTTAAACAAATCATAAAAACTCCTCATTTTTCAGTCATACTATCAATAAATTTTGTTAATTGTTCAATTTGTTCAGGTGTCAATTTTTCAACAGATTTTATTAGTTGAATAATTTCAGGAGATTGGGCTGGCTGTTTATTAGAAAAAAATTCATTAGGTTTAAAGCCTAGTGCTTCAATTAATTTAATAGCAGTTTCAAAAGATACTTGTCTTTTTCCTGCTTCTAAATCACTTAATCCTGATTGAGCAATACCAACAGACTTGGCTAGTTTATTCATGCTGATACCCTGTTTAATGCGTTCTTCTTTTATTCTTTGACCTAAAGTCATAAAATCAACTACTTTCAATTATTAATAAAAAGCACCATTTATTCTATTTCTTGTTCTAAATTATAAAATAACTCATCATCAAAAAATTCTTGAATGGTTATATCTACAGCATCGCAAAGTTTTTTTATTGTAACAATACCAGGATTTTTGCTATTACCATGAATAATATTACTTGCAGTTGATTGAGTAATTCCTGCCATAGTGCAAAGTTTATTAAGTGTTATATTTTTATTAATACATATTTTTTTTATTCGTAAAGCTGTTGCTTGAGCTATTTTCAAGGATATCTCTCCTTTTTAACTAGATATAGTTAAGTATATCACTTTAAATTTTTTATTATTAACTTTTTATGGTTGACTATATAAGGTTAATATGATATATTGTAACCATAAAAAGTTAACTTTATAAGGTTAATAGAAAGGATTATATTATGAAATTAGGAATACATTTAAAACAATTACGTCAAAATAAAAATCTATCTCAAAATGATTTAAGTATTTTATCTAAAGTACCACAAACAACAATTAGTAATATTGAAAGAGATATATGTTCCCCCACGATTGATACATTAAGAAAATTATCTAAAGCATTAAATGTAAAAATAAGTGATTTATTAGAATAGGAGATATAGTATGACTGAACAGGAAAAACAAGAAATTATTCAAGCATTAAAAGAGGAATTATCCAAGGAATTATTAGAGAAAAAATCATCATTAATGGGTTTAAGACCTTATACAGAACTCAGTAATTTTAGTAATGAATTATTGGCAAATGCTGGTTTTAAAGGTAAAAAGGCTTATGATATAAAAAATTCTATTAATATTATGATTAGAGTAATTTTTGATATAGATAGAATGTGCCATTTAAAGCATTCAGATTTACCACAAGCTAAAGAAATTACCACAAATATACTTGATTTTATTATAAATAATAAATCTAGTAATAAAGAATAGTATGTAGCATAAGTCCAGCAACGAAAAAAGACAATTGAATATAGTGATGATGTTATTAATGACTGTGAAAAGACCTGAATATATTAGTTTTGATAAACCTATCGTTGCTGGACGTATGGTGCATATTATAAAGCACCACATCTAATTAAATAGATAATCCATATTAAATTATCGTAAATTCCAGTTTATTGATGAAAAATTTAAATAAATGGCGGTATGTATTTAATTAGATAAAAATTAATGAAGTAATAATCGATCGAAAGAAGGTGAATTTATGTTAAGTGCAAATGCAGTTATTTATGAATTGCAAAATGCTTTAAACATGGCTACAGAGTATATCAAGAAACAAGATGCAGAAATAAAAGCATTGAAGGAAGTCGGCAGTATACGAGATATGGCTAAGAGTAAGAATGTGAAAATATCTGAAGCTGGTTTAGTCAGTGTAAATGGAACAGCTTCTTTATTAGGAATATCTCCTAGTACAGTAAGAGCTATGTTAGAAGCACACGAATTGCCAGATGTGAAAACAAGAGGTAGAAGACAGGTGCATATTGATGATATTGAGCAATATATCAATAATCAAAGACGTAAGGCAATTTAATTATAAGTGAATATGAGGTGGTATATGTGAGTGATGATAAATTATATCAAGATACTGTAAAAACTATCATTATAACACCATACCAAAAATTGAGAGAACGAAAAGGTTGGACACTTCAGGTAGCAGCAGATTTTTTACAAATTGGTGCTACAACATTAAATCGCTATGAAACAAAAAAAGCCCCTATACCAAAGAAAATCATCAAACAAATGGACGATTTGTATGGTTGTAAGGGCAAGTTAATAGAATATTGGTGGAAAAGTGAATTGTCTAGTTCTAAGAAGTTTAAGTTAAAATTGGAAACCATAATAAGAAAGATGGTGAGTATATAAATGTTGAAAAGATGGTATAGATATCGTAGGATTTTAGGAATTTTGGCGGTAGGAAGTATCGGTCTTATCGGTTTAGGAGCGGTAGATGAAAATAAGCCTGTAGAAGAAATTTATATAGTTCAATCAGGAGATACTCTGTGGTCGGTAGCTAGTAAGAATATTACTGATGAAGAAAATATTTTAGCTTATATGAATGAAATGAAAAAAGCCAATCCACATATCAAAACAGATTTGCAGATTGGCGAAAAGTTACTAATAAAAAAATACAAATAAAATAATAATTGACTGTATAAATAATATAACATAAATATAAAAATAATCAACCGAGAAAATCCGAGTAAATCCGAATAAATACGGGTTAGTCCGAGAAATTCCGAACAAATCCGAGTATTTCCGAGCTAATCCGTATATTTCCGAATAAATCCGAGAAAATCCGAGGAAAAAATGAGTAGATTACAAGTATTTATTTTGGCTGAATTGAATGTAGCACAAGCATTTAAGAAAGTACGTGGAATAACAGTCAAAGAACTTGCTGATAGAATACCGATAAAAAGCCCTGTAGATACTGTGTATAGAAATATAAAGATTTTGATTGATGAAGGTTTTGTAGAGAAAGGTATTAAAGTTGGAAAATCTGACAGTTATTACATTACTGAAGCTGGTATAGTTGCATTAAAAAAAGAAAAAAATTAGGGCTGGTTAGATATATAACCAGCCTTTTTACAAACAAAGGAGAATTTTTATGAGTATAAAAGATAAGGTTTTTTATATTGGCATAGGTCAAGGTGGTGGCAATTTAGCTCAAGGATTGGAAAATAAGGGATATCCTACACTAGCTATTAATACAAGTAAAGAAGATTTGAATACACTGACTATCAAGCATAAATATCATATTGTTGGTGGTGAAGGCTGTAGCAAAGATAGAAGCATTGGTCGTGATTTGATAAGAAAAGACTTTCCTAATATAAGCACACAGATAAAAAACCATGCAGGTGATGCAGAAATAATATTTGTAGGATATACAAGTGGTGGCGGTACTGGTAGCAGTCAAGGTCCAGTATTGGTGGATATACTTACTATGCACCCAGATTATAAAGACAAAATCATTTGTAGTGTAGTTATTTTGCCATCAAATAAAGAAAGTATACAAGCAAATTCAAATGCTTATTGTTGTTTTAAAGAAATCAGCAATATAAAAAAAGGTGGGGCTTGCTTTGTACTAGATAATAATGAGTTCAAAGATAAATATGCTATAAATGAAGAATTTATCGCTTATTTAGATGAATTTTTGCATATACCTGCTACAGATAAATCTATAAAAGGCAATATAGATTTTTCAGAAATAAAAAAGGTGTTATCTGCTCATAATATGGCGGTGATGGTGGCTGTACCTGAAGGGGAAAATGCTGTGGCTAGATTATTAGATAGTCTACAGAGCAATAGTATTTTTGCTAAAAGAGAGCAGGATAATATCCTTCAATATGTAGCTTTATCACTTGCAGATGAACGATTAAACCCTGAAGAAGTAAATCAAGATTTGCAAAAAGCCATTGGCACTCCTATAGATAATTTCACTACATTTAATAAACGCAGTCGTAATTTTATATGTATTAGTGGTCTTACTTATCCAAAGACAAGATTAAAAGATATTGAAGAATTGATTTCTAACAGTAAAGACGCTGTGATGAAAAGCAAGGAAACATCTCTTGAATTAAATGCAGATATGAGTTTTTTACAAACTTCATCAAAAAAAGAAGAAAAAGAATATAAAGAAGAAAGTCTAGAATCTATTTGGGATAAATATATGCTCTGACAATCCGAGAAAATCCGAGTAAATCCGAACAAGTCCGAGCATTTCCGAATATTTCCGAGTAAATCCGAACAAATCCGAATTACTCCGAGAAAATCCGAGTATTTCCGAATAAATCCGAGCAAGACTTCATAAGGTGAAAAGTACTCTTAGTGGGTACTTTTTGCCTTATCTAAATAAAAAAACAGCCTGCTAAAAGAGCAGACTGCATCTACATAAAAATGCCACTATTAAGCTAAGAAAAGTATATCTTCTATGTGGCATAAAGTCAATTTATGAAAATTTTAAAAGGTTCGTTTGAGCCTTTTACTAGCTCGTTAAAGGTATTATTTAGATGAACAAAATAAAAATGTAATGGTGATTTTATGTCTTATGTGCAGATGAAAGTATATATGAAAAATAACATAGAGGTATACAAATATTATTCGGGTAAGTTGGGCAAGAAAATATATAATGCTCCAGCTCAAAGAAAGACTCCGATAAATCAATTAAAATATCAAGACCAAAAGGCAAGCCGTATTTGTGGTTGGAAAATAGCAGAGAATTTCACTAAAGATGATTTGTGGCTTACTTTGACTTATCCAGCAAGACAACCTATTGAACCAGAAAAAGCAAGAAAGGATATCAGTCTTTTTTTAGCATATCTAAGGCGAGCATACAAAAAAGAAAATATTGAGCTGAAATATATTTATACAGCAGGAAGAACAAAAAGAGGTATGGTTCACTTTCATATGTTAGTAAATAAATTTGATACATCTATCATTGCTAATCTTTGGCGGAAAATATCAGGTGGTGGTATGAGCTTTAAACATTTATTTCTTAATGAATATGGTTATGTGAATTATAAAAAAATAGCAGATTATCTCATTAAAAATAGTCAGGAGACTTTTTATCGTAAAGATAGAATTCATAAAAAGCGTTTTTGTGCATCATTAAATCTTGTTATGCCAGAGATAAGAAAACAATTGATTAAAGCAAAAGAATGGAAATTAAATCCAAGCTCAATAAAGGGATATTTGGTGGATAAAAATAGTATCTACAATGGTTATGGCTGGTTAGACAATGGTGAGCATTGGGATTGCTGTCGAGTCCAACGATATACATTAATTCATATTGGGGTAATTTGTAATAGGCGAAGGACGAAAAAACATTCATTGCCTAGTATGCCTGAAATATTTAGTAAAGATAATTGGTGGGAAGAAAGAGGAGATGATATTAGATATGTTAGATAAATCTTATCGTGGATTGATGAATAATAAGCAAGGTAGTTTTTTTGAAAATAGAATTATTGGCGGTTGTATTGGCTATGATTTATTCAATAGGGCTTTCATCGAAAAGACACCTGAACCATTTAAAATATCTAAGCCAATTGGTCAAGGTAAATTTCAAGGAAGTTTCACAAAGAAAGCTCAACCAGATTTTAAAGGTACATTAAAATTTGGTAAGGCAATAGTCTTTGAAGCAAAATACACTTCACAAGACAAAATGAATGCAAGTGTATTAAGCGATGAACAAATAAAATGTTTGAAAAAGCATTATGATTTGGGTGCTATAACAGGTGTTGTTATAGGCATTAAAGAGAGAGCATTCTTTGTGCCATGGCGATTATGGTCAGTAATGAAAGAAGAATATAATCGAGCTTATTTAAAAATAGAAGATATAAAAGCCTATGAAGTAAAGCAAGATTTAAATTGCATAAAATTTTTAGATTTAAAAAGTGGTCAAAAAATAGAAAATATGGAGTTTTATTCTAGGCCCATATCTTGTATTGAGGAGTGATGGCATTGTCAATGATTTTGATAAAGAAGATAACATATGATGGCTTAAAAGGAAAAATAAGCATTAGTTATACAAATGGCTATAAAAAAGTGGATATAAGTGATTGTGAACCACCTCGACCAGAATTTATAAAAGCACTAAAAAAATTATCTGAAATAGGTGTAAGTATATTATCATATCCTTTTTCAATCAAGGATAGATTGATGATAACAGGAGCAAAATTCACTTATGAAAATGATATTGTTGATTCTGTAGTATTTTTAGGTCAATATGTATTGCCTACAAGAGAGGTATTAAAACAAAATTTTCCTAAAAGATATTGTAGACCAGCTAAAAAGAAGATTAATTTATCTGAAGCTGAACAGCAAGATATAGATAAATTTGTTGAAGAATGTAAATTATATGTATTAAGTGAAAGAGCACAAACAAAATTACAAGCAAATGAAAATAAGTGATGATGTGCTCCATCAGTATCAGCATCTAGGAAATGAACATGAATAATGAAGAACATGCTAAAAAAGTAAGAACGATAATTATAAAACGTATGCATAGTAAAGATATATCTATAGCAAAGTTGGCTCAATTATCGCATATGAGTTATAAATCTTTGTATCATTACATCAAAGGCGATAAAGATATACGTTCAGGAGATTTACTGGCGGTACTTTGGGCATTGAAAGCAAAGATATTGATAAAATCGAATGGCGGTGAATAGATGTTTTTTGAATTTAATAATGACATTGATTTATCTATCAAGGTAAATGCAACGAATAATAGATTGCCTAGAAGAAAAATACATTATATAAATCTTCAAAGGGCTTATAAATTAAAAAAGAATGTATCAGATATAGTGAGATGTAGAAAATTTATCATGGCAAGTAGAAAGATTGAGTTAAAGATATGGAGAAATAAGGGAAGAATTTTTTATTAAGGTGTGATGAAGATGATAAGAAATTGTATGAAAGAAGTAGCAAATATGTTTGGTCTTGAATTAGGAGATAAATTTAATTTAAGAATAGTTGCTTATGATAAAGACTATGAGCATAATCCTTGTTATTTCAGTGAAGAAGGTTTGATGTCTTGTGAAGATAAAAATGTGCATTTTATTTTATTGCATTGTATTTTAACTGGTGAGGTAGAAGTAAATAAACTTAAGTAACAAAAAAACTCAATAAACTGGAATATTTATTGAGGTGATAAAAATGAGTGAACTTATTTGCTATGAAGCTTTGAAACTAATTGAAAAAAGATTAAGCCAATATGAACTTATAAAAAAAGCTGTGACGGATTGTAGAGCAGACCATAATTATAATGGTAAATCTGGTGGTAAAGGTAAAGCCTTTATTTCTGATCCAACAGCGAATGAAGCCGTGAGTAATATTACACCATTAAATTCAGTAGTAATTGAAATTGATAATAAGATAATTAAAATTAAAAAGCCTGAAAAATGGCTAGAATTGGCAAGAGCTGTATTTGAACATTTTGCAAAAAACTGCTCCTATTCCAGTAAAAGTATCAAGATGATATTATATTATAAATTTATAAGACATAAGAATTATAATTTTATATGTACCAAACTAGAGATAAGTAAAAATAAGTATTATAAAGAATTAGATAAGATACTGTGGTTTGCCTTGTCTTATGCATGTCAAATAGGACTTATAAAAGTACGTTAAAAGGAACATTGATATATAATATTGAAAAAATTTTTATTAAATATGAAAAAAACATCTTGACAAAAAAATTTTCTTGACAAATAAAATATTGTAATCTCTTGACATATATAAAATAACAAGATATGCTAAAAATGTACAAGAAATATATATTATATAAAAAAAAATAAATAAAAAAGCAAGAGACTGCTAATCTCTTGCTTTATAAAATAGATAATAAGCTGTAATATATTTTTTTTAATAATATATTATGAATGTTGATGGATTTTTTTATATTTTATATAAATTGATAGGATTTTATCTACAATTTGGGCTATTAAAAAGATTGTCATGAGACTATCATTTATCATTGAAATTTCCATAGCATCACCTCTTTTCCATGATAAGAGTGAGCTTATTATCTAAGAGTTAGATTTAATACTGCTAATATTAAATCTAGACAAAGAGCCGATACTGCTAATATCGGTTCTTTTTTATTATAATATAGAAATATTTTTTTTATCAAATAAAATAAGTTAAAAAAAGATATTGACAGAAAAATTTGTGAAAGGAATTTACTTTATAAACGAATTTTCTTGATAGACATAAGATAAGAAGTTATGCTAAATGTGTTTTTAAGACATGAAATATAAAAAAGCAAGAGACTGCTAATCTCTTGCTTTATAAAATAGATAATAAGCTGTAATATATTTTTTTTAATAATATATTATGAATGTTGATGGATTTTTTTATATTTTATATAAATTGATAGGATTTTATCTACAATTTGGGCTATTAAAAAGATTGTCATGAGACTATCATTTATCATTGAAATTTCCATAGCATCACCTCTTTTCCATGATAAGAGTGAGCTTATTATCTAAGAGTTAGATTTAATACTGCTAATATTAAATCTAGACAAAGAGCCGATACTGCTAATATCGGTTCTTTTTTATTATAATATAGAAATATTTTTTTTATCAAATAAAATAAGTTAAAAAAAGATATTGACAGAAAAATTTGTGAAAGGAATTTACTTTATAAACGAATTTTCTTGATAGACATAAGATAAGAAGTTATGCTAAATGTGTTTTTAAGACATGAAATATAAAAAAGCAAGAGACTGCTAATCTCTTGCTTTATAAAATAGATAATAAGCTGTAATATATTTTTTTTAATAATATATTATGAATGTTGATGGATTTTTTTATATTTTATATAAATTGATAGGATTTTATCTACAATTTGGGCTATTAAAAAGATTGTCATGAGACTATCATTTATCATTGAAATTTCCATAGCATCACCTCTTTTCCATGATAAGAGTGAGCTTATTATCTAGGAGTTAGATTTAATACTGCTAATATTAAATCTAAATAAAGAATCGATACTGCTAATATCGCTTCTTTATTTATTATACCTAATAAATTTATAATTAGCAATTAAACCACAATATATATATGTATGAATATATAATGGTTTGACGACTAAATCAACAATGAAGATGAAATAAAAATAATGTATAAATTTTATTTTTTCTGGGAAAAAATTACTGATTTTTATGATATAATGATATCAAGGTTTTTTATATCCATTTGAAAGTTATTAAGGCATATGACTAAGATAGAGGTCATGTGCCTTTTTTAATGCTCATTTTTAATCAAGGAAGGTGGTGAAATGCCAAATGAAGTAAAAAAATATGAGTTGGCGGAAAAAGATTATAAGAAAGGCATGAAATATGCAGAAATAGCCACTAAATACGAGGTTAGTTTATCTACTGTAAAGTCATGGAAAAAACGATATTGGTCAGATAATGCAACCATGGTAAAAGCAACTACAAAAAAGTTGCAAAAAAATAAAAAGGTTGCAACCTCTAAAACAATAGATATTTCTCCTAATTTAACAGAAGCTGAACAAGTGTTTTGTGCTTATTATGTGGAAAAGTGGAATGGCACTCAAGCTATATTAAAATCAGGCTTAGCCACTAATAAAAAGAGTGCAGCTAAGAAGGCAAATATACTGCTAAAACGTGATGATATTCGTGCTGAAATAAAACATCTTAAAAATGTAATTTGCGAGGGAATAAAAGTAGACATAAATGATTTGCTAAAATATTGTCTGAAAATTATCGGTGCAGATATCGGCGATTATGTAAAATGGGGACAGCGTGAAGAACAAGTAATAGGACAATTTGGGCCTGTGAAAGTAGATGGAAAACCATTAAAAAAGTTGATAAATTATGTTGATTTGATTGATAGTGATTTAGTAGATACATCAGTAATAAATGAAGTGAAAATGGGTAAAGATGGGCCTTCAATAAAAATGATGGATAAAAAATGGGCATGGGAAATCGTGATGAGGTATTTTGATTTGGTACCTAATCTATACCAGCGTGAAATGGATAAACAACGCCTGGTAATTGAACAAGAAAAATTAAATATCACTAAGATAAAATCTACTCCACCGCAACCGCCAACAGAACCGCTGATTTTACAACCATTTTATGGCAAACCACCTGATGAAGAAGGTAGTGAGGTGCAAGAAGATGGCGGAAACTAGAGTTTATTTCAATCCAATATTTAAACAAGCAAATGAAACAAGATGTCGATATCGTTGTATGAGAGGTAGTGCTGGTAGTGGTAAAAGTGTAAATATAGCACAAGACTATATCTTAAAATTAATGAACCCTAAATACAAAGGTGCTAACTTATTAGTTATTCGTAAAATAGGGGATTGGAACCGTCAAAGTACATATAGCGAATTAGTATCTGCGATTAATCGTATATGTGGTAGTATGGCGGATTTTTATTGGGATATAGGTAAATCACCATTAGCACTGCGATGTAAAACAACAGGAAATGAAGTATTATTCCGTGGTATGAAAGATGATAAACAACGTGAAGGTGTTAAGTCTGTTACTTTTACACGTGGTAAATTAACTTGGATTTGGGCTGAAGAAGCAACAGAATTAGAAGAAAATGATATAGATATACTAGATGACCGCTTGCGTGGAAAACTGATTAATGAAAATCTATATTATCAAATAACATTATCTTTTAATCCTGTATCTGCAACTCATTGGATAAAAGCAAAATATTTTGATACACCACGAGCATCGATATTTACACATAAATCTACTTATCAAGATAACTTATTTATTGATCCAGCATATAGTGAACGTATGATGATGAGAAAAGAGCAAGATCCTGAAGGGTATCGTGTATATGGTCTTGGCGAATGGGGCTTACTTGGCGGACAGTTTTTTTCTAATTTCTCGGAAAAACGACATGTCGTAAAACCTTTTAAAATACCAGATAATTGGGTGAGATTTAGAAGTATGGACTGGGGAAGTGCAAAGCCTTATGCTGTAGGTTGGTATGCAGTAGATTATGATGGTAATCTTTGGAAATATCGTGAATTATATGGCTATGGTGGTAAAGCAAATGTAGGGACAAAAGAAACAGCTGCACAAGTAGCTCAAAAAATAGTCGATAGGGAATGTGATGAAAAAATAGCTTATGGAGTATTAGATAGTGCATGTTGGGCCAATATAAATACAGGTGTTCCTACTGTAGCTGAAGAAATAAATAAAGTATTAATAAAAAATGGTCATACTACATTTAGAGAATGTGGTAAAGGAAGAATGGCTATGGCGGAAGAAATAAAATTAAGATTAGAAGGATATAAGCGTAAAGACGGAGTACAAATACCAGCTTTACGCTTTTTTAGTACATGTTTTCATAATTTGAGAACATTTCCTTTAGTTACTCATGATAAACGTCAGCCTGAAAAAATCGATACGAATGGTGAAGACCATTGTGTTGATGAAACAGGATATGCATGTTTATCTAGACCATATAAGCCAACAAGACCTGAAAAAGATGGTTGGAAGTTTAAGAAAAATGATTATGAAAATATAAGCCATGAACCTAGTGCATGGGCTTATTAAAAGGAGAATGTATGGTTTATTTTACAAAAATAAGTTCACCTGCAAATGAAAATATCATTGGTCTTTTAGTTCGTGGACATGCAAATTATGCCAAAAAAGACAAAGAGGATATTGTTTGCAGTGCTGTTTCTGCTATCGCACAAACAGCATTATATGGTTGCAATGAATATAGTAAATGTAATGTAAATAAAATACAAAAAGGATATGTATCTTTTACTTGTGATAAAACAATACAGACAGAAGCAATAATAAAATCTGCTATATTGGGCTTAAAAGCAATAAAAGAGACATATCCAAAATGTTTTAAAGAGGAATAATAAATGTTTGATGAAGTAAATAATGATGTAAGAGCTGCACCAGAAGAAAATAAAATTGGACTAGGAAAGATAAGAGAATGGTTTCAAGATGCTGTAGATAAATCAAGAGATTGGCGGAAAGAAGCTAAAGAAGATTATAGATTTGTATCTGGTAAGCAATGGAAAAATGCAGATAAAGAACAGCTTGAAAAATTTGGTAGACCTGCAATTACTATTAATAAAATAAAACCACTTATGAATGTATTATCAGGATATCAAAGGCTTAATCGTTATGATATTTCCTTTTTGCCTAGGACAAATGATGATATGGAGCTTTGTAAAGTCCGTGAAGGTGTTACAAAGTATATCTTTGATGATTGTGATTATGAATATCAAGAGTCTCAAGTTTTTATGGATGGTGCTATTGGCGGTATTGGTTGGTTTTGGGTTTATTATAAATTTGATGAAGAGATGGGCGATGGAGAAATAAAAATTGCTCGTGAAAGCCCTTTCAATATGTATGTAGATCCAGAAGCAAAAGAAATAGATTATTCTGATGCTAATTATATTATTCGTGCTAAATGGGTTAATAAAGCTGACTTAATAAATGTATATCCAGAAAAAGCAGAAGAAATAAAAAATCAACAGCAAGAATATGACTCTATGGAACCAGTAGATGAACAATATGACCATCTATATTACAAAAGAGATTTACAAAAATTACGTTTAGTTGAATGCTGGTATAAGGTAAAAGTTAAAGAAAAAATTTATATAATGCCTGGTGGAAAAATAATTAATGAACAAGATATGCAAAATATATCTGAAGAACAATTAATGCAAATGTATTTGTCAGGGCAAATACCGATAGAACAAACAATTACTGTAGACAAGGTAAGGGTTTGTTCTTTTTTTGGCGGTGTTTTACTAGAAGATATCGAAAGTCCTTATGAACATGGACAAATACCATTTATTCCCTTTGTAGTATTTAAATTTTTTGATGAAGATGAGCCTGCTGGTATTGTCAGAGACTTAAAAGATCCACAGCGAGAAGTTAATAAACGTAGAAGTCAATCACTTCACATATTAAATACTTCTTCATATAATAACTGGATTCGTGAAACAGATGCACAATCTGATGAACAAAAAGCCCATATGAAAAAATTGGCTAGTCTTCCAGGTGGTGTAATAGAAGTTCAGCCAGGGACATTATCTCGTGGAGCTATGCAAAGATTAGAAGCACCACAGCCACCATTATCATTATTTCAAGCAGGACAAGAAGCTGCTGCTGATTTGCCTTCTATTTCTGGTATAAACGAAGCTTTAATGGGTGTAGATATGCCTGCTAATGCAAGTGGTAGAGCAATAGAATTAAAGCAAAAGCAAGCTATAACTCATATTGCACCAATGTTTGATAATCTTCGTAAATGTAAAAAACGTTTAGCATCGTTGTTATGGGGAAAACATGGTCGTAAAGGTTTAGTACAACAATTTTATACAGAAAAAAAGGTTTTTCGTATTGAAGGTGTTGGCGGAAAACCAGATTTTATCACAATAAATCAACAAGTTACACAAATAGGGCCTTTTGGGCAAGCTGTAACAACTACTTTAAATGATATAACTCAAGGTGATTTTGATATCATTGTGGCGGATACACAAGCTAGTGCTTCACAAAGACAAGCACAGATGTATTCACTTATTGACGCTGTTAAAACATTGTGTGTTCCAGGTGATGCTGTATTTGACTTAATCTTAGATTTATCAGATATCCCTAATAAAGAAGATATAAAACAGAGATTACAACAAAGACAGCAAGCACAACAAAAGGCACAAGAAGCTCAAGCTGCTGCTGAACAAGCAAAACAAATTCGTATGAGTAATTCTATTGCTTTTAAAGACGCACCACCTGCTATTCAGCTCGCTATGGCGGCAAAAGCAGGACTTATTGACCAAAAAATTGCTGATGAAGCTATTAAGCAGTTTGTTGCTTATAATTATCCACAATTATTACAACAGCAAGCAAATAAACAACAAGTGAATAATCAGCAAATTACAAATCAAATAATGCAAGCTATAAATCAAGGTATACCGACTAATCAGATTTTATCGCAATTAATTAATTTAGGTATACCAGCACAGACAGCTCAAATATTATTACAGCAAGTAAAAAATCAGGCAGAAATTAATAGTCAACTAATAAATCAAAATCAAGCACCACAACAAAATAATAGCAATATGACTTTAGCAGCTTTAAATTCGTTGAGGTCAGGAAATATTCCAGCTATGTAATATGTAAAAGGAGAAAATATTGATGAAATATCGTAGAAGAGTAAATGAAGTAGAAGCTATAAAATTAAGTTTTAACAATGTAGAAGATTTAAAAAATATTCAAGATGTATTAGGCGAACCATTTTTAAATGTAGATTTTTCTGATGTTAAAAATCCAAGACTTCTGGTCGAAGATATTTATAAAAATAGAAAATTTACAGCTAGATTTAATAAAGATTATCTTGTAAAAAGTATTGATGGAAAAGTATATCCTGTACCAAATGAAGTGTTTGAAAAAGTCTTTGAGCCTATTTATCAGATTGATTATCAAAACGATGAAGATAAGGAGTAATTTGTAATGGCGGTAAGAAAAATAACAAAAGCAATTAGTAAAGAAGTGGAAGATAAAAATACTCAAGAACAACAATCTATCAGTCAAGCAAAAGAGCAAGCAGATGAAAAAAACGAATCAGTGAATAAAATAGAAGAACTGCAAAAATTAGTAGAAGATTTATGCGGTAAAATTTTAGATTTTAGTATTGAACGTATGGATAAATTCAAGAATAATCCAGGTTATCAATTAACCGAAGATGAAAGAGAAACTATAAATACTTTTATGAATGTAGCCGAACGTATGGATAATCTATTAAATAAGAAGACTGGTCTGAACTTTGCAGATAAATTACTTAATAAAATTTGAGTTAGGAGATATATTATGGACGTATTAAGAATTTTTAATTTGCAATTATTTGCTGAAGATGATTTTGAAGATAATCAAATTGATTCTGATGTTGTAGCTGATGAAACAGTAGATGATGTAGATAATAATGAGAATGATGAAATAAATATTCCTGAAGAGTTTGAAGGATTAGACCCAGAGATTGCTAGAGAATTTACTAATAAATTTAGAGAACAACAAAAAGCTGAAGATGAAAAACTTGAAAGTAAAAAAGATGAGCAAGAAGAACAGCAATCTAAACAAGATGATGAAGAAAAAATAGAAGATAAACCTACCGAAGGTATTGAAGAGCAGCTTGTTAAATTACGCAAAGAAAATGAGCAATTAAGAAAACAACAAGAGCAAATTCCTAAACAACAGGAATTTAGACCTGCACCTTTTAAGCCTATTAAATTAGAGCAAGTTCCAATTGAATTTGCACGTACAGTGATAAGTGAAGCGAAAAAAATAGCTTTAAAATCCGTTAATTTAACAGAAGAACAATTAAATGATTTAGAGTTTGAAGATAATGGTGCTCAAAAGAAAGCGGATTATGAAGCAGCTTTTGAAATTGCTAAAGATAATATTATGAGCAATGTTAATAGTGAATTAGCATTGAGAAATCAAAGAAAAGAAGCATTTATGCAGGCACATAGAGAAAATATGGCGGCATTTAAAGCATTTGAAAATGAACAAAAGAAAGATACACATTTTAAAGAGATACAAGATTTTGCTATAAATGGATATTTTGAAAAGCAATCTGTGGTTAATCAAAATATAATTCGTGATGCTTATGCAAGATTAGAACGAGGAGTAGCTTCACCATCAGACCGATATACTATTGAATCTTATTTTGAAAATGCTAAACGTGAATATTATAAAGATATAAATGCAAAACAAAAAGAAAAACAAGATAAAGTAGTAAATAAATATAAACAAGCTAAAAAAATGCCACGAGCAGATAAATTATCAGGTGGCGGAGATACTTCAGGCAAAAGTGATGTAGATATTGCTATTGAAATGATGAATAACCGACCATGGGAAAAAATACCAGAGAAGTATCAAAAAATTTTATTAGGTGAATAAATAAAGAAAGAAGGTACTATATATGTGTTTAAGTAATTTTAAATTTAATGAAGACGAATTGAAAAGAGCATTTCCAAAATACTTTAAAAATATGGGTTTTGAAGGACGAGGAATGCAGATATCTTTACCAGCAAATATGGATTTAAGACTATTTGCAGAAACAACTGTTCCTGAAGAACTTGTAAAAAAAGCATGGGCAAAACAAACATGGACTACAGCTATGAAAGATTTATTCTTTGGCAAATTCATGGGTGAAGGTGTTAATAATATTATTCAAGTTCTGAATGATTTAGAGAAAGAAGCTGGAGATAGAATAACACAGTCACTTGTACTTAAATTAAAAGGTGATGGTGTTACAGGAGATGATATCTTAGAAGGCAATGAAGAAAAAATGGAATACAGAAGCTTTGACTTCACTATTAACCAGCTCAGAAATGCTGTACGCCTAAAAGGTAAATTTGAAGAAAAGAAAAGTAAAGAAAATATGCGTAAAAATGCAAAAGATGGATTATCTATTTGGCTTAGAGAAAGAATTGATGATGATTTATTTAAAGTACTTACGAATAATCCAACAGCAGATAAAGTTATTTATGGCGGTACTGGTATTTCAGCTGAAGCTAATATTACAAGTACTGCTAAAATGAATACTACTGTTTTAGGTAAAGCAAAACGTTTGGCACAGATGTCTAATCCTAAAATCAGACCTGTTCGTGTTAATGGTGGAGAATATTATGTAATGGTATTGCATCCATATCAAATTCGTGATTTAAAAGAAGATGAAAAATGGATTAATGCACAGCAATATGCTAATATTCGTGGTATGAAAAATCCTATTTTTACAGGTGCTACTGGTTTATATAATGGTGTAGTTGTACATGAAAATGAAAATGTTCCAATTGGTCAAACTGGTGATAGTTCTACATGGGTAGGACATGGATTATTGTTGGGTGCTCAAGCAGGTGTAATGGCAAATGGTATTGATTTATCATGGAAAGAAAAATTATTTGACTATGATAACCAATATGGTGTGGCTATCTCTCGTACTTATGGTGTAGCCAAGTCTGTATTTAAAATTGATGGAAGTACACCTACAGATTTTGCTACAGTAAATATTTTAACTTCAGCTGTACCAGATTGATGAGGTATCAAGATGTTAGCTGTAGAAGAATTAATAAAGCAAGTTAGAATTTTAGTACATGATGAGCAAGAAACAGGTTATGACGATATAGCTATATTAAATTGTTTGAATGCTGGTTCTAGATTTTTAAGACGTATGATTTTACAGTTAAAGCCAGAATTGTTGTCTAATGTGACTAAAGGTAATTTAAATACTAATGAAAATATAATTGAGTTGGATTTTATACCTGTAAAAATAGTAGATATTAGAATAAATGGCAAACGTATAATTTATAAAAGCCGTGCAGATATCCTAAATATGGATAAGCACGGCTTTCCTTATGCTTATTTCATAACAGGTTTAAAGACTATAAATTTGTATCCTATACCTGATAAGCCTATTAATTATGAAATTTTAACTGTAGAAGATATAAAAGAAATGACTTTGTCTGATGATGATAATGGAAAAAGTCCTTTTCCGAATGAATTTGATGATATGCTAATTGAATATGCATTAATTCGATTATCCATGGGAAATGAGTTTGATATGTCTCAAGAAATGTCGGTTATGAGTCAAATAGTAGCACAATTAGAAAATATATTAAGAGAAAGAGATACAGTATATGTTATTTCTGGATATTATGATTCGTTGCCTGATGATTGTGATGTAATAAGGGCGGTATGGTAATGAGATTATCTACAAAACATGCTAATCAACAATCTGTGATGTTGCAAGACTTTACTGGCGGTCTTAATGTATCTTGTACAGAAAATCTAATAGCAGACAATGAACTTGCTGAAGTAATAAATATGGAAATAGACAGTAATTCTAAATTACTTCGCACAGTGCAGGGCACCGATACTTTATATACTACAACTGAATATACATTTAAAAGTGCAGCGTTTGATATTTTAAATTCTGCACTTATTTTATTTACAAAAGATAATAAAATTATGGCCACAAAAGATTTTTCTGAAGTAAAAGAAGTTGGAACTTTGACTGGCGATGGCGAAGTGATAACTGCTATGTGGGAAGATGGTCTTTTGATTGCTAGTGGCGGTAAGCTTCAATATGCTAAGGGGCTTGAAGATGTAGAAACAATAGAAACAAGTCCAGAACATTGTAACGGTGTATATATTCGTTCTGGTCGTGTGCTCGTTTTTGATGATACCGACCAGGTGTTATTTAGTGGTGTTGGCGATGAAACGAACTGGACTCAAGACACTAACGATCCATCATCGAGTTTATTTGCTCAAATTGGATATAAAGTTGGCGGTCATATCATGGGCATGGTGAATATGAGTAAAGATATTTTATTCATAAAATCAAATGGAATGGTTTTCCGCTTAGAAAATGAATATCCTGATTGGCGAATTAGTGAATTAGGAAGAAATATATTCTGTAAAGGTACTGCTAGTTATTGCAACATGGTTAATAGTGTTTTGATTATGAGCGATATATCATTACAAAACATTCAAACAACGCAAGAATACGGCGATATGAAACCTACAAATATAGGCTCTAAAGTTGCTAGTAAGATTGCAAACTTACCTAGTAATACAAAGCTTCGCTATGTGCCACCATTAAATCAGGTATGGTGCATAGGTGAAAATGGTTATGTGCTTGTATTAGATTGCAATACTAATGCTTTTTTTCAAAGACAATTTAATGATGTGGCGGTTGATGTATTATCTATAAATAATGACATATATGTGATAAAAGAAAATGCTATATGCAAGTTAAATACAGGTGATGTTTTTTACGATGCAGACGAGCCGTTACGTTTTAAAGTACGCATGAAAACACGTATGGCAGATTATCAATATCTGATAAAAAGATTAACCATTTGCGTTACACCACTTCAATATATGTATGTATCTAACAGCCATTTCGATATTGGTACTATAAAGGTACCATTACCACATCTTGTGCCTAGTAGTTATATAAATGATAATAAGCAGTATATTTTTAGAAATAGTGAGCCATTGCCCTATAGAAATAATAAAAACATCTATACACGAGCTAGTGATAAAGTAGCAGATAGTTTTGAACCTATATATAACAGTAAATTTAATAAACAACAATTACAGAATTTAGAAACAATAAGAAAAACAAAAAGAGTAGTGTATCGTTCTCCCAATATTCGCATTAGCGGTGTAGGTATGGGAGAACCTTTTATTTTAAACTTTATTCAAGCTGATGTGGCGGAGGTGTAATTAAATGGATTTAGATAATATACAAAGAAAATATGGTTTGCCAGCACCACTACCAGTAGTTCAAAACGGAAAATTAGCTACTAGATTTCCTTTAGACTTAGAGCATAGAGGCGATGATTTATTCGAATTTGGCGGTAAATATATAGGTGAGATAGAAAATATCTATGATTTACTGTATAAAATTTTAACTAATCAAGAAATTGATGCAAGCCTAGCTTTGCCTTATGCCATCAAAATAACAGAAGATAAACTATATGTACGTGATAAAACAAATAGTGAATGGATACTTATATTTGATATCACGAAACCTAATTTCCCAAAAGAAATAGAATTATATGAGCTTATCTATAAAGCCATTACACATCAAGTCATCGGTGAAGATACATCTTATCCTGGACAATTTAAAATTGAAGAAAATATATTGTATGTGAGAGATAAAGATAATCTAACATGGACACAAATTGGTGATGTAACAAAAGAGTTTTTAGGAGCTACAGAAGCAACACAAGCTATCTTAGACCAAGTTAATGAAATCTTAATTGAAGTACAAGAGTTAAAAACTGAATTAAATAGGCAGATAGCAACAACGAATGAAACTCTTACCACAGCACTTCAAGCAGCTAACGAAGCCATGACAAGTGCACAATCTATTAATATTAGAACATTTAATAGTGTTGAAGAAATGAAAGCTAGTAATACATTAAAAGCAGGAGCATTAGCAAAAACATTAGGATTTTATACCGCTGATGATGGTGGCGGTGCTGATTATGTAATTACCAATGATATTGGTGAAGATGAAACTGATGAAGCTAGTATTATTGCACTACAAAATGGATTATATGCAAAGTTATTAACAAATAACTATATAAATATTAAGCAATGGGGTGCATATGGAAACGCTGCTAATGATGATACAGACATTTTTGAAAAAGCAATAAACTATATAAACAATAATAAAAAAATGCTGTATTTGCCTATAGGTAGATATAAAATAACAAGAGATTTACCTTCAATTTATTCAGGTGCAAACATTGTTGGTGAAGTAATGGGTTATGATATAACAGATACTACAGGTACTGTTATTTGTGATAATAGAAAAAGTAACGAGCCTTTATTTAGATTTGTGTCAAATAATCAGCAGATGGGTGGATGTATAAAAAACATAGATTTCCAATCACAAAATCATGCGGATACAACATATGAAACATCTGGACTTTCCTTAGAAGGAAGCGGATATGATTACATCTTGGAAAATTTGCGGTTTGTAAATTATGAAGGAACTATAATAAAAAGTAGTTGTATTGGTGCTAAATTAAAAGATATTACCGTTATAAGTTGTGGAAGTTCCATAAAAAGAGATACCCCTAAATATGCTATAGATATAGCAGGAAGTATGCACATGTGTAACCAAATACACATGGAACACTGTAGATATGCTTATAAAATATCAGGGATAGCGCACAGGTTTATTAATTGTTACTTAGAAATGAGTGGTAGAGGGATTACAGAAGAAACATCCAGCCCTATTGTTATAGATACTTCGGGTACATCGTCAACCTGTAGCTTTGTAGGCTGTGAGTATATAAACATTCCATATGTAGCATATTCAAAAGAAACACCTGTTTACCTCTTTAAAGTCAACGGAAATTCTAATAATTCTATAAATGTTACTAATGTTACTATTAATAGCTGTATAGTTAACAATGGTAGGGGTTCAGGAGTATATGAAATACCAAGTAGTGTGCCTAATAGCGGTATATGTTTTTTAAAAACAGAAAATGGAAATGTTAATGTGTTAATAGAAGGGTGTAGCTTAAATAATCTAACTACAAACACATATGCCATTTCCTCATCTTCTATTGTGTCATTAAAGAATACAGAATTTAGATATGTATGCTTAGAATTAACAGGGGATTATTCTAGTATTAATAGAGAAACTAAGCTAGGAGTTTACACAGGAGATGGAAGCTGTATAGGTTGTTCGTTTTATGTGGTCTTAAATACTTACACAATAAATCAAATTGATTTTTTAATACTAACTAGCTTAAATAGTAATTCTATTTTTAGCAATTATCGTAGGTATACAGACGGAACAAAAGGAGAGCTAGTAGCAGCAGGAGGTATAACATATGGTCAGGCTTATAAATAAAATAATTGTACTAACAATGCTATTGATATCTTTATGTACATCATGTTTTGCAAACTCTTTGCATGACATACAAGACAACATACCAACAGATAAAGCTCTGCATTTCATGGCAGGGTATGTAATTCAAGACCAGCTTCAACGCAATGCAAATTGTAGTGCGTTTGAAGCTTTTTTAATTACAAGCGGTATTGCTTGGGCAAAAGAAAAGTTTGTCGATGACCATATAGATAATAACGACGCATACGCTACAATGGCTGGCGGTTTGTTTTATCAAATTAAATTTTAAGAAGGTGATTAAAATGCAGGAGTTTTTGGCGGATATGGTTTCTTTTTTTAAAACGATTATACCAGTCCGATTAGAGATTGAATGGGGAGCGTGTTTCGCTACTGTGGGGACTATATGTAGTCATTTATTCGGCAGTTGGTCAAATTTGTGGGAAGCTATTTTGTTACTAATGGTGTTAGATTATATAACAGGTCTTTTATCAGCTTGGATAAATCCAAGCAAAAAATTAGATAGCAGAAAAGGTTGGCGAGGATTAGCAAAAAAAGCTGTCATTGTAATTATTATTATGGTGGCACATACGGCAGATATTGTTTTCAATCAGGGAACAATAACGAGAGATATCGCCATAATGTTTTATATCGCAAATGAAGGCTTGAGCATATTAGAAAATGCTACAAACTGTGGTGTACCAGTTCCAACTAAATTAAAAAATAACTTAGCTCAATATGCTATGCAAAAAGAAAAGATTAGAAAATAAAAAGAAAGAAGGATTAATAATGCAAGAACAAGCAAGAAAAATTGTAATGGAATATTTTAATTCTCACGTAGATAAAACAGATAATAAACAAATTACATTAGATGATGTTTATGTAGTTTGGTTTAGTAAAACATTGCAAAATTGGAAAGCTCTTGTAAGCACTACAGTTAGCGATGGAATGTACTATGAGATTACTCATAATGGCGATAAAAACGAAACTTATGTAGATGTTTATAAGAAATGGAAAAATTATACTGTTAAGGGGTAAATAATTATGGACGTATTAGCGATGAAGCAATTAATATTTAATTGCATTTGTGGTGGATTCTTTTTATTTGGTTTTGCAGTAGGATATATTTTTGGGAGTGATAAATAATCATGGAGTTAAAAGATACAATAAACTTAATGACAAGTAAAAATTATAAAGAAAGATTATTAGCGGAATATTTTCAAGCGGATATTAGAGCTAATAAACTGCATAAAGTTTTAGAAAAATATAAGCAATGTTCTTTAGATTTTAAGCCTAATTGTAGTTATGAGCTATTAAATAAAAGGCTTATTCATCTTAAAGAATATTTAGGAACTTTAAAAGAAGAAGCAAATATTCTAGGTATTGATTTGGCGGTGATTAATGATGAAAGTAATTGATATTTCTGCTTGGCAAGAATGGATCGATTGGCAGGCAGTAAAAGACGCTGGAATTGAAGGAGTTATTCTAAAAATAGGAGAACATTATAAACTTGATGAAAAGTTTATAGAACATGTAAATAACGCTGTAGCGTATGGATTACGCTATGGCGTTTATTATTATAGCCATGCGACATTTATTCATGAAGCTGTAGCAGAAGCTAATTGGGTTGATAAACAGATTAAGACATATCTTAATGGGAAAAATCCTGAACTTGGTATTTGGTATGATGCTGAAGATAAAGATATGTTAGAAGGATATTTAAATGTAGTTTATCCTATTGCTAATTTCATCAGTACATTATTGGATAAAGGATATAACTATGTAGGCTTATATAGTTCTTATAATTGGCTCACAAATATTATAGACTTAAAAGCATTGCCTGATTATGTACCTATTTGGTCAGCTCAATATTATCATCAAAATAGTTTTGCTATAGAAAATCCTAATCGTATATGTCGAATGTGGCAATACACCGATTGTGAACGAATTGGGAATATGGGACTTGATTGCAGTGTCTACTATGAATGATTACCAGGACATAATAGATAATTTACCAAAACCGACAACAGATTTAGAAGAACAATATTTATATTCAATAGTAATGGCAATGGCTGGTAAAGATTATAAGCCATTTTCTAAACCTTTTTGGCGGAAAGAGCAGTATTTAAAAGCATGGTGGGAGATAACTAAGCTAAAAGTAGCTGAAGGAAATATTCCAAACGATAATTCTGTAAGTACAGAAAAAATTGTTGATGGTGCTGTTACCTTAATTAAGCTTGCAAGAGAAGTAGTTGATAAGCTATTATCTGAAGACAAAATTGAAACAAGCATGATAAAAGATTTATCAATAACTACAGAAAAGCTGGTTAATAATGCTATAAATTCGGAAAAGATAGCTAAAAACACTATTATATTGAGTAATTTGTCTAAAGAGGTAACAAATTTACTCTTAACTTCAAACCATGTAGGTATAATACAACAACCTCAAATAAATCAAATTACAGAAAGCGAAGATATGCTCACGCTAGATGTATTAAAAAATAAGGTAAATGAGATAATTCAATTATTAAATAATGCAGAAATCACAAAATGAAGGAGTGTTTATAATGATTAAAACTATTAAACTTGTAAGTAAAGAACCAATTGAAGGTATTACAAAAGCAAAGATTAAAGATATTTTTGAAACATCTAAAAATCCTAACCAGGTATTATTGGACAATGTACCTGAATTTTGCTTTATGCAAGGAGATGTACTTTATTTTACAGGGCTTAGAGCATTAAATCCTTGTATTGAAGAAATGGAAGTGAACACACTTGAATGATGTGCTTAGTAAGATTAAAAAATATAAATATATTATTATTGGCGGTATTATTATTGTGGTCTTGTATGTGTGCAGTCTGTGGAGCGACAGAAAAGACTTATACGATAACGGAAAGCCAACTGACGCAATTAGAAACGAACTTGACCGAGCTGAAGGAGCAAAACAAGACATTGCAGGAACAGCTTCAAATATCGAAGGAACAAGTACAAAACTTGAAAACGCAATCGGAACAGCTACAGACGCAAGTTCAAACTTTGAATCAATCATTGATGAATGCCAATCAATTATTGACGCAGTACGAAAACAATCAACAGATTAACAAAGAAAAGAATTATGCTATTGGTTTAGGTATAGGAAATAATGGTATCGCTATAACTGGAGATATAAAAAATACCTGGATAGTTGCTGATAAAGAAACAGTTATTCTAGGTTATAAATTCAAGTTTTAATGCCATTTTTCCCACATTGAGATAATTATATTTATTTGGGAATTTTAAAATAAGTTTATTTATAAGCTTTTTAGTTACATTTTTCCCATGAGGGAAAAATGGTTTATTTATGGGATTTTTTATATGAATAATACATTAGATGAATATATAAAAAAATATGAGCAAAAAACAAAAGATAAGTTTAAACCAAAAGAAGGGTTTAAGCTTTTTTATTTGCCATCTCGTGGCTTTTGTGAAATTGGCACTACTCAAGATAATAGTATGCTAATGATTTATCAAATGGCTGGTGATGGCAAATTTTGGCGAGATTTTGCCACAGTATTTGCTCAAATGCTAGGAATAAAAAAACTAGGTACAATATGCATACGAGAAAATATAAAAGCTTATATTCGTTTTTGGGGATATAAGATAACTAAAAAAGAGCCGCTTCATGACGGCTCTTTTATCTATTATGCAGAAAACAAAGAAGGTAAGAAAGCTCGTGTATCACCTGTACATATGCATGATGATATAACAAGGATTTCTTATTATGTAACATGGGATATTTAGATATAGAAAGTAGGTGAGGTTATGCATGCATACAAACCTAAAATTTATTATATAGATTTGCAATTATTCAAAGGAAATACAACGGTAAACAACCAATCGTATCAACCAACAGAATATGAGCTACAGCTGCAAAAAGTTCAAGCTGACTTAGCTAATCAATATGCACCTAATGCATCATGGTTAAATGATACTGCTAAAAATATTCTGCAAAACTCAATAGGTGCTGTTCAATATGATTTTAACACAGCAAATAATCAAGCACAAAGTCAAATAAATCAAGCAAACCAAAATAATCAAGCTTTGGCTAATGGACAATTACCGCAATCAGCACTAGACAATATAACTAATAATGTATCAACCATAGCGCAAAATAGTATGGGTAATTTATTAAATGGACTTGCTAATAATGGTGTATTGAATAGTTCTGTAACAACTACAGGAATGAAAGATTTATCTGATAGTGTGAATAATACTATTTCACAACAACAACAAAGTTACATGAATTTATTAAATGGAATAAATAATGGAAATATCAATAATGCATCGGCAGGAATAACAACAGCAGCAGGAGCACAAGAAGCGGCCCAACAGCCAGCACTTAATTTATGGAATGCTTCAACAGGGCTTGCAAGTTCAGGCAATTCAACGCTTAATGCATTAGCAGGTAAAGGAACGACTACAACTACTCAAACCACTAGCGGTGGCGGATTACTTGGTGGATTGTTTGGCGGATTATTTTAAAAGATAAAGGAGAATGATTTTTATGGAACAAGGAATAAATGCATATCAAAATCAAGACCAGTGGGATAAAATGTATAACTTAAAAAGAGGATTAGCTGTAGCTAGTATGCCGATTGAGCAAGCAATTGGTTATGGATTAGGAGCATTTTTAAATAACTATTTTACTAGAGGAAATAAGAAAAAAGGATTAGAAGCTGCTGAAGCAGTTATAAGTGAACCAATATCATCAAATGAAGCTACTTCAGATGGTATATTAAGTGGTATTGAAAATAAAGGTTCGAAAGAAAGCGATATTCTAGGAGATAATAGTGATTATGTTCGACAAGTAATGGAAACAAATGCTAGTATCCCAGAAGGAACTACACTGAATCAGTATAATCAAATGGCTAATGATAATCGTACTATATCAGCTTATCAAAATATGCAATTACCAACAGTAGAACAACAAATATCTACAACAAATAAAAATAAAGTAAATACGACAACAGTACCAAAGGAAAGTTATTTATTAGGTGATTCAAATAAACTAAAAGTGAAAGATGATCTTAGTATGAAATATGCTTTGGGATATTATAATCAACCAATGTCTTTTAATAATGCCGTCGCTTCTAGTAATGAAGTGGCGGCTAATTCTTTACCTGAATATTTAAAACCACGAATTGATTATTATGTAAATATTATCAATAGTGCAAAGGCAGATTATATGAAAGCTCAAGCTAACAATGATACTGAAGGGATGCTGTCTGCTAATGCACAAGCAAATGCTGCTAGAGAAGAATTAAATAAATTAGGTGTAGATAGTAGTTATTTTGGTGCAGACAAAACACAGGAACAATCTCAAGAATCCATGGCGGATTTAAATTATTATAAATTGCCTATAGCACAAAATGTATCACCATTTCAGCAACAAATAGCTGATAAAGTACACAGTGAAATTATAGCTGCTAAATTTAATTATGATAATGCTACTAATGAAAATGAGAGATTACTTGCTCAATTACAAGCAAAAAAAGCTAGAGATTTAGCTAATCAATATGGATTAGATATGAGTTCTTATGGAGCAGATATTACAGCTGAAAGATCATTATTAGCTAGTTTAAATGAAAGTCCTAAATTTAATATGCAAGATGCAAGTAGTGTATATACAGCTAATCCAGTAAGCACTCAAGAATATTGGCAAGATATTTATGAGCGAGTATTAAAAAGTGGTGTAGGTGAAACAGCAGCAAGAGAAATAGCAACACAAAAATCAGCTGCATATCAGTCAAGAAAAATAAATGATTTATCATCGCAGTTTATACAATATGGAATAAATCCAGATGGAAGTGTTGGGGATTTAGGAATGGGTATTTTGGCTCAATTAAGAAATGAAAATCCTGATGCATATACTCAATTATTATCAGCATATGGTATGCCAAAAGATGTATTTGCATTTAATCAACAGATTCAAAGGGATAATAATAACGCTCAAAATCAATTAATAGCAATGAATAATCAAGGAAGAATTAATTCAGAATTGCAAAATCAACAATATGAAGAAACAGCTAATTTACAAGCTCTACAAGCACAACAACAAGCAACACTTTATCAGATAAAAGCTCAAATAGACAGGGAATATCAAAATGCAAGCTTAGTAGATAGAATGGATATTATGCGTAATAAGCTTATAGAATATGGTGTAAATCCACAAGAAGCAGGACTTATGGCAGCTGGATTATATTCAGATTCTAAAAAGGGAAAACCTACCACATCTACTTCAAATAAAGAAGAACAAAAATTAGCTAGTGATTTAAGTGGGTTAACATATGATTTGCTCAATTCTGCTAGAAATGATGATGCTATGACTAGTGAAGAAACATTACAAAATTATCAAAAGGAATTGGCAAAGTTAGCTCCACAAATGGAAGACGATGTATATAATTTTTACAGTAATATTCTAATATATGTATTTAATTTCTTGAGAGAAAAGAAAGCGGGTAATGAAAATCAAGCTCGAGAGTATTGGAAATCTATACCAGAAGATGTACGAAAAGAATATTTACCAGAATATAGTGATTAAGGAGAAATAAATCATGTCTGAACAATTAGATAAACTAAGAAAATTAACATCAAGAACATGGTTAAATAGTGGAAACTCTTCGGCTATTGTTAATGAATCAAAAGATGATGAACCAGGATTTTTGGAAAGTGCATGGGGAAACTTTAAAGGTGGTGCAGAAGGTGCTATAAGTGGTATTGCTAATTTTGCTGGGGCTAATTTAAAAGCATTGGCGGATAATCCATATTTGAATAAATGGTTATCTGCAAAAGGATTAGAAGCACAAGGACAAGCTATAACAAATAATGGATATAATGGCCCTAATCTATACCAACCTGTAACAGAAAGTAATCCAACACCATATAAAGAAACAATACAGAAAAATGCTGATGCATTATTGAATGAAGGTGCATATTTAGATACATTAGCACAAGATAATATACGTAAATATGGTTCTCGTGATTCTTATGGTGGTTTATGGGATAGAGTTTCAAATTTTGATTATTGGACAGATCCAAGAGGTGCTATAGCAGATATATCACAAGGTGTAGGAAGTACGTTACCTTCATTAGCAGCTTCAGTAGTTATACCAGGAGCAGGAGCTGCTAAAATAGGTGGAACAGTAACAAAAGGCATTGATTTATTAAGTGGAATAACTGGTAAAAAATTAGCTTCAGCAGCAATTGGAAAAGGTGCAGAAAGTGTAGCTAATCATATGATTAAATGGGGTGTTGGTGGCGGTCTTACAGAAGCAGTGTCGGATGCAGGTTCTATTTATAATGATTTAAAAGAACAAGGTTATAGTGATGTAGATATTGCAAATACTATTAATAAATTAGCCATTAATGAAGCACCTTATTTAATGGCTTCTGATGCATTAACAGGTGCTTTGATTACAGGTAAAATGGGCTTAGCCTTGAAGAAAAATAAATATTTAGGTGGTAATGATTGGTATAAAAAAATAGCTAGAAATATAATGACAGGTGTTCCATTAAATATGGCTGGTGAATATATTACAGAAATAAAACAGCAACAGCTACAAAAGGAATATACTAATAAACCATATGGAACACTTTTTAATCCTATGCTTGATGAAGAGCAAGCTGGTGCAATGGGGGCTATAGGTGCTTTAGGATTTGCTGGCATTGGTGGTATACGAGGTGGTATTAATAGAACATATAATGCATTAGTAAAAAATAAAGTTAATAATACAAATACTAACAATATATCTATTCCAAAAGGTATAGAAAATGCTGATGCATGGAAAGCTGCTACTATTGCAGCTAATGATGTAGGAAGACCAGATTTAGCAAAAGCTATTTATTCACAATGGGCTTTAGAAAGTGGTAGATTTTCTGCGGATAATGCAGTTAGAACTAATAATTTTGGCGGATTGAAAGATCCTAATACTTCTGAAAATAGATTACAAAGATTTGATTCAATCGAAGAATTTGCCCATGAATATGCTAGACAAACATTAAAAAATTATGATTTAAATAAAATTCGTGAAGGAAATATAGGAGATTTTTCACATGTACTTAAAGAAAATGGATATTATGGTGCATCAGAAGAAAAATATACTAGCGATTTAGAAAGTATTGCAAGTGAGATAGAAGATAGTACGAATAGCATTTCTTTGCCTGATAAGAAATATTACAATATCTTAGGAGAAGTTAGTGATACAGGGCTTACTACATTAACAGAACAAAAATTAAATTTATTGGCAAGAGATTTCTATAATAAATTTGGTTATAATTTAGATGTAACTAGCATGAAAAGAAATGGAGATGGTTCTTCTTGGCATGATAGTGGGCAAGCAATTGATGTGGCTAATGACTTATTAGCAAGTGATCCTGAAGCTAGAGCATGGCTTATAAAACAAGGTGAAAAATATGGATTAACATCACTTGATGAATATACTAATCCATCAGCAAATGCTACTGGCGGACATATACATTTTTCAGACCATGGAGAGCCTATACCTGGTGTATCAACTCAAGTAGATAGTGCACCAAGCATTGATAATTCAACTGCTAACGACTTTTACAATAACGATAGTTATGTATTAAATAATGATTATTCTAATATGAAAGCAGATGATATATCACTTTATGAACCTGCACAAGCAGAGTATAAAACAGAAAAAAATGATAATAATACTGATTTTGATACTTTATCTGAAGATGAAAAATGGGATATTGTTGATGAGGAAATAGCAAAAGCTCAAACAGATGGAAATATTTTATATTTAGATAAATTAACTAAAATAAAGCGTAATAATGATATATATGCTTTAGATAATTTAATTGATAATATAAAGAAAACAGATAAAAAATTTCTAACAAAATTGCAGGCAAAAAGAGCTAGTAATTTTACTTCAGAACAACAAAAGAAGATAGATAGTGCTATCCAAGAACAAAAGAAATTATATAGTGAAAATAAAACATTAGAAGCTGCAAAAAAAGCTGAAGAAATAGAGTATATGAAAAAAGGCTTTATGGCGGATAATGCTTTTAAAGTTAATAAAAATAAAGATAATAAACCCCAATTTGATACAAACAAACTAAAAATTTTAGGAAATAATTTATTAAAACAATTAGAAAAAAGTAATAATGAATTACAAAATACTAATCCTATAGTAAATTATGATAAGATAAAAACTTCATTAGATAGTAGTGATATAAATAAACAAAGAGATGCTATTACTGCAATACAATATTTATTAAATGCATCTAATAATGATAAAAAAACTAGTAAAGCAATGTTGTTAAAAGGTTTAAATAATCCTAATAATAGAATTGCTAATGATTGGTACAATAAAATAAATAATAATTTAGATATAAATAATATAAAAACATTACAAAAAGGTGAGACATCAAAAAAAGAAATTACTATTGATAATACAGAAAATATAAATAGTTATATAAAAAATTTAATAGATAATTTAAATTCATCTCAAGATACCTTAAGTCAAGAAGATATAAATAGATTGTACGATAGTATAAAAAATAAATCATTGGCGGAAAATCAAGAACAAAAATATCAATATGATTACTCTATAGAACAATTAGCTAAATCTATAGAAAGAGCAAAAAAATATAAAGAATTTATAAATAGCTTATCTGAAGAAGAAGCATTAGCAATGGACTATTTAGATTACACTTTTAAAGATACTGGAAAATCTTTTGTTGATGTATTAAATTTACTGAAAAATGAGCAAGAACAAGATATACAAAACTATATGGAAATACTTCGTTCTCAAATGAAAAAAGGAGTAGTAGCCCGTAGTGTATATTATAATGAGAAAACAGATGAATATATTAATAGTCCTGGATTTTCTAATAATTATCAATGGTACAGGGATATAATGAAAGCAAGAGATAATAGACCTCTTGGAAAAAATGATATTGAAGGATATTTAAGAGATACAGCTATAGAGCATTTGTCATATGGATATGAAGATCCTCAATATGGTATGCAGATACCACCAGAAGTAGCAAATGAATTTAGAAGAAGGGAAGATGCTATAAATGGACTTGAAACAATTGCAGACAAAGCAAAACAATATGAACAAGGACGACAATTACCAAGAGAAAATCAAACAAGCAGCAGAAGTAATGAAACAAATATTCAGCAAAAACAAAAAGAAATAGATATAGAAGCTGCTAAAAATATAGGTAAACTTTTGTTTGATAAAGTACAAGAAAAACAATTAAAAGTTGATTTAAATAATCTTGAGCAGGCCATTAGTAGTAATAATATTAATAGAGTAAATAAAGCTAATGATTTTATGCAAAGAAAATTAGAACCTATATTAAATGATAAAGAAAAACAACAAATACAGAAAACTTTAGATGACAATAAAATTGAAGCAGATATACAAAAAGAAGACTTATCTACATCTGAAACACAATCTATTGAGAATAATAGTGAACAGTCAGATATAAATAGGTCTTCTTTTGATTTAAAAGCAAATGAAGTAGAACAAAAGAATACAAATAATAAACAAAATAAATCATTTGATTTAGCATATGGATATTTAACAGAAAGTGGAAAATCTTTAGCTGAAGCTAATGAAAATGAATTTATTATAAAATCCAATGGAAGCAGGGATTTTGGAGAAATCACATCGTCTATATCAAAGGCTACTGGCGGTGAATTAATACCTGGTAAAATTCGACTTCGTGTTGGTAATGAAAAACAAGGCTTAATTCATGCTAAAAAACATGAAAAACAAGCTAAACATATAGGGTATAATTCGATTGAAGATATGATTGCAGATGTTGCTGAACATTTTGATGTAATTTATAAAAAAGATAATGGAAAAGGAAAAAGAGCGACATATTCTTTAGTTAAATTAAATGATGATAATGTAAAAGCTAAACAAAATGTAGTACCTACTTATTTTGAATTACAAAACGAAGATAATGGTTATTATATTATTATCACTGCTATACCTAAGAATATAGGGAGCTTTAAAAATCAAATAAAAAAAGAAACATTGATTTATAGCAAACAGGGACAAGATATTGCCACTATTTCCAGTGATAGTGCGGTTCGATTATCCCAAAGTAACAATAAAACTGGAGTTACAGAGGAACGGCTCCCGATATCCGTAAAATCAAATGTTTCTTCTAATAATATTATATCAAATGATAATATTAGCGACAATCAAAAGAAAAGTGAGGTAAATGAAAATGAGCTTAATGACAGCTCCAACACAGTGGTTACACGAGATAAGCAGGGGAACGATAAAGACAATGTGGGGACAGATGATGAAAGCCACCGATCCAGTAGAGAAGATGGACGAGATATACGAACAAATGGTGGAGAGGGGCCACGACAAGATAGTAGCACTAGCATTCGTGGAGATAGCACCAATATTGGCGGAAAGACTAGCAATAGCACAATACGCCAAGAAGAATCCGCAAATACGGACAATAGCACCAGAGATACTAAGCTATCAAGAAGCGTTACAGATAGCTACGAAAGACCATTGGTTGACGAAACGACAACAGAAGGAATTACTGACTTTGTTAATGAATCATTATTCGATGAAAGCACTATAGATAAACAAAAACAAATTAATACAAAAGACATAAAGGTAGGCAATCTTGAATCTATCAAGAATGACCTACCTTTATTATTGCCAGAACAACAAGATGATGTCTTCAAAGCAGAAACACGTATGTTTGTGAATAATAAACCAGGAATGTTATTTACTAATGGTACAGGTACAGGGAAAACATTTACTGGACTGGGAATTATTAAACGTTTTGTAGAACAAGGGAAAAAGAATATTTTAATTGTATCGCCAAGTACAGGTATCAATGATGGTTGGATTAATAGTGGCAAAAAATTTGGACTTAATATAGTGCCATTAAAGAATAAGAAAGACAATGGTGATAATAATATATCTATAACTACATTAAATAATTTTACATCTAATAAAACACTTGTTAATCGTAGTTGGGATTTAGTAGTTATTGATGAATGTCATAAATTAATTAGTAATCAAAATAATAAAGAAACAGGTGCTATTAAGAATTTAAGAGCTATTACTCTAAATGAAAGAGGCTTTAACACATGTTTTGATTATTTATATCCAGAGGAAAATTCTAGTTCAGAATTAAGAATAGAATTAAAAAATCAATGGAAACAAATACAGGAGAAAGATAAACCAAAAGTATTATTTTTGTCAGCGACACCATTTAGTCATGTCAAAAATATTGATTATGCAGAAGGATATCTTTTTAATTATGATAGGCAAAATGGAAATTTAAGTACTGAAGAAGCACATGATAAATTCTTTGTTAAAAATTTTGGTTACAAAATAAGATATAACCGATTAGAACAGCCTGATCCAGATGTAGATAATAGCATAATGGAAATGGAATTTCATGAGAAATTAAAGAATGATGGTGCTATATCTAGCAGACGATTAGTAATTGATAAGGATTATGATAGAGGTTTTATTCTAGTAGATGGCGGAATCGGTAAAAAAGTAGATGAAGGCTTTGAATATCTATTTAATAGTAAAAATAACTATACAAATTTAGCCAATTTCCTCAATAAAAGTTATGGCTATTATAATAAATTATTTTTATTAGAAGCTGTGAAAGCTAGAGAAGCTATAAAATTAATAAAAGAATACAAAAAAACTGGTAAAAAAATAGTAGTATTTCATAGATATTTAAAAAATGAAAGCAAACATCCATTTAAATTATCTTTTGATGACGAACAATTTAAATCACTTACTTCTTATACTAAAAATCGTATCAAAGATGAATATGAAAGATTTTGTAAAGAAAGACCTGATTTAGTAAATCTTGATTTATCTGAATTGACATCGCCTATACAGACATTGACAGAAGCTTTTGGCGATAAAATAGCTATTTATAATGGAAGCTTATCTGCAAAAGAAAAGAATGATAGCTTATCAAAATTTAATGATGATAATAGTGAGGTTGATGTAATCTTAGTACAAGCAGACGCTGGTAGTGCAGGAATTAGTCTTCATGATAAAACAGGAAAACATCAAAGAGTATTGATTAATTTAGGATTACCGACTAAACCTGTAGAAGCTATTCAAACAGAAGGCAGAATTTATCGTGTTGGCCAAAAAACTAATGCTATCTTTCGTTACTTAAATACAGGAACATCTATGGAGCGTACAGCATTTGCTACAAATATTGCTCAAAGAAGTGAAACAGTAGAAAATTTAGCTTTAGGGGAAGAAGCACGAAATTTAAAACAGTCGTTTGTTGAAGCTTTTCAAGAAACAATTGATAGTGATGAGTGGAAAAAGAATTTACCAGGTAATTTATCAGAGGGGACTGGCGGAAAAGAAAAAGATTATGCTAATCAAAATATAAAAACAGCATATGATAAGGCAAAAACTTTCTATTATGCCAATCAGAAGAAAACAAGTAAGAATAAATCTAGTGAAGGTAAAGATTATTTTGCTACTCCAGAACCAATCGGTCTAAAAATGGTTGAATGGTCTAGATTGAAAGATGGAGAGTCTGCTTTAGAACCAAGTGCTGGACATGGAGCTATTGCGAGATGGTTCCCTGCAACAACTAAAAATGTAGCTATTGAACCAAGTTCACAATTAGCAGATTTAACTAGAATGAGCTTTAATGGTAAGGTTAGAGATATTCCATTTGAAAATCTTGATACTATTAATAAATTTGATGCAGTAATAATGAATCCACCATTTGGTCAAGGTGGTAAAACAGCTATTGAACATGTAGCTAAAGCATTTAAACATTTGCGTGATGGCGGTCGAATTGTAGCTATAATACCTAATGGCCCAGCTTGTCAAAAACATTTTGATAAATGGTATGCAAGTGAAGAAGCTACATCAGCTATATTGATAAAAGAAATTATCTTACCAGGTATTGCATTTAATAAAGCAGGGACATCTATTTCTACTAAAGTTGTAATAATTGACAAGCAAACGACAAAAGAAGGACAACAAGCTACAAAAATAAATGTGTCTACATCACTTGATTTATCACATATAAAAAATATCAATGAATTATTTGATACTATAGAAAACCTAGAGATAGTGGATAGAGTAAATCCATATAATATTGAGTATTCATTAGATGAAAGTACTGATGATAAAGAGAAAAATGAAATCAATGTAAATAATGATATTGATAGTGAAAGTTATGTGAAAAAAGATGATTCTTCTATAAATGATGATGTATCATCTGAAGAAAATACAGTCAAAGAACATGATGATGAAAAATCAGTCATGGAAATTGTCATGGAAAATGAGGAATATTTTGACCAAGTTATAAAGCAAATAAATCCTTATTATGAAGTGCCTAAAAATAAAGAAACAATTAATAAATTAAGGGAAAAAGAAGATGATATTGCTAAAAAAAGAGAAATACTTAAGAATTTCAATAGTGTTAGAACGGGAGCAATGTTAAGTGAAAGAGCAGATAGATATATATTTACTATAAGAAATCCTTTAATTTTAGAATTGACAGCACAATATGAGTCAGCTGATTTAGATAAAATATTTCATGACTTAGCAATAAAGAATAATGGACGAGATGAAAATATTCATTACGGAAGCGATAAAGGAGAGTTTTATAGCTGGTTTAAAAGGGATGCATTAAACTATTGTCAATATTCTTTTAAGAGTTTAAGTGATATGGAAGCTTTTTCAACGGAAATAAGTGAATTTTATAATGACTTTTTAAATAAAGATTTTGTTATAAAACAAGTATTACCAGATAAAATATTTGTTTATATAACTCCTAAATCTAGTGCAAGAGAATTACCTATCACAGAAATAGATAAAATTGCTAAAAAATATGGCAATTTAGATGCATTTGAAAGAATTAGAGCATATGCATATCCTTTTAAAACACAAGAACAAGCTAGTAATTTTGTAAAAGAACTAAAGAATATTGCAAATAGCAAACCATTTTCTATAGAACAAGAAGGAGCATTAACAAAAGTTACTATATCTAATAATTTTAGATTTAGAAATTTAATTACTAATATTAATAAAAACAGAAAAATAAAAGCCATTGTTGAAAAATATAATGGAACTTATAAGGGTATAGGTTCTTCAAGTGTAATGGTTCTAAAAAATACGCCTTATTATTTTGAGAGCCGACAAAAAGCAGAAGCATTTTTAGAAGAATTGAATGATATAGCTAAACGTAGGGAATATACGGATATTAATATAGATGATGGGAATACTCATAATAGTAATAATTATTTTGTTTTAGATGATTTTAAACATACTAAAACTGGAGAAATTTATAAAAGAGCATATCCTATAAAATATGTAGATGATTTTAAAACATTAATAACTTTAGCTAAAAAAGCAGGTGGGTTTTATAGTCGTTATCAAAGTGCAGGTTTTTTATTTGCTACAGAACAACAACGAAAAAGTTTTCTTGATGCCGTAAATAATGTAAATAATGAAGAACAAGATATTAGTAATAAATTATTGAAATCTTATATAGGTACTCATAAAGATAAGGAAAGTGGCGGTACTATTATTGGTATAAAAGTTCCTTTGAATAATAGAAATTATATAAATTATATTGAGCCAGCTCTAAAAAAATTAGATTATCAATATGTTGTAAAAAAACCAAATAATAGTAGATACCATAGTGTTTTATTATTTAAAAATGAAAAAGAAGCTAAATATTTATTAAATGAAATAAAAGAAAATATTCGCAAGGATAAATTTAATAAGAAATATTCTGGTGTAGGGCAAATGATACCTAGTTTGATTGATTATGACAATCTTTTAACTGAAGATAAACTTAATCGTCAAGAAAAAGCATTAAGTGATTTTGGTAAAATAATAGGTTGCCCTATTTTATATTTTAATAATGATAAAGCTAAAAATATTAGAGGTGCGTTCTCTGGCGGTATTATGTATTTAAATCGTGCTAGTAATATTAGTCCTAGATGGACATTTTATCATGAGTTTATACATTGGCTAAAAGGTACTAATCCAGAAGTATTTGCGGAAATAAGAAAAGCAATAGGTGAAGTATCAGCTAAAAGGATTTTAGAATATCGAGATGAAATTGTTGGCGGTAATGATACTTTTGATGGAAAACCACTTTTGACAGATGAAGATATTATAGAAGAAATGATAGCTGACCATATGTATAACACATCTACTAGAGTATCTTTAAATAAACTTATGGCCAAAAATAATCCAACAATATGGCAAAGGTTTGTAGCTTTTTGGCATAATTTATTAGATAAATTCCGTGCCCTTTATTCTATACCTTTAGGTCTTGATAAAGAACAAGGCAAGAATATGAATATTGCTATGGAAAAACTTGTTACATCAATAAAAAATAAAGATGGCCAACTTTTATTTAAACATACAAAAAATGGTTTAGTCTTTGCTAATAATAATGAAACAGTATTAAATAATAAAGAATTTAAGATAAAACCAGTATCTATAGAAGTCTATTCGTCTCAAAAAGAAAAATTGTCATCTAGTAAAAGTAATGGATTTTTAGATAAGATGAAATTGTATTGGAATGGTAGAAAATCGACAGCAAAACCAATACAAATAAAACAAGCTTTGGAACTGATCAGCGGATATACATTTGAAATGGGTAGAATACAAACAAAGGACGATGTAGTTACCAATCATGTGGCCAAAATTATCAGGACGAAGAAAGCGTTTGATTATCCTGCAATGTTAGAAGGTGTATCACCTATTCTGGCGGAAAAATTAGGCTTTAAAAATGATATGGCTATGCAACAATATATTGCTAATTATATTTTTGATGTGGCTTCAGCTAGAAATGATGAAGCAAATTATCATAAATTAGTAACAGCAATTAATAATCATCATATGATGAGTGAATTTAATCATTTACAAAGTTTATTTAGTGATTTAAAATCAATGTCTGCTCGTGATAAACTTAGAGAAAATCGTGTCAGTGATGATAATATGCCTAAATCTGGATTAAAGAAATTATTACATGAAATGTATTTAAAAAATCATGACCAATGGGTTGATAGATATGGGCCAGTAAAAAGAATGGTAGACAAATTTGAGAAAGCTACAGGACAAAAGTTAGAAATAACAAATCCTTATAAACAATTTAGATTAGTTGCTGGAAGTGCAGGTACAGGAATAGCTTTTATCGAAGGGAAAAAAGGTGTTGTAAATCAATCATTACAAGATATTTTCCCTAATATTGATTTTAGCAATTTTAAATCATTGCAAACAATTTTGATAGATAATGGTATAAATAAAGATAGTGAAAAACTAGAAGAATTGGCTGATTATTCATTGGCTATGTATTATAAAGATAATCCTAAAAATAAACCATCATTTATGAAAAATAAAGATTTAGATGAAGTTATTAATACTACTGATGATAATATAAAACAAGCACATAAAGAACTTATAGATTATCAATTTAAATTGTTTGAATTAATGACTGATGCAGGATTGATAAGTAGACAACAATTACGAGAGATGAGAATTACTCACAAAAACTATGTTCCTATGTATAAGTATTTTGATGAAAATGATAATTTACTATTTAGAAAGGAAATAACAAAAGAAGAAAATAATGATAGGTTGACTGTTAACCCTATAGAAGGTGTAGTTGTTAATACTTATAAGACAATGCGTATAATAGCTAAAAATAAAGCTAAATTATCTTTAACAACATTGGCAAATGATAAAATGATTGCTCCATATATAAAAATAGAACAAGTTGCAAACAAAGGTGAAGATACCAAAACAACATTTTCAGTCATGATAAATGGTAAGAAACAAACATATAAAGCTGATAAAGATATAATCGATATGATGAGAGATTTAGATACTGAAACAGGCAGTAATTTTTTGAAGAAGATAATATATAAAATTTCTAGTATTATGCGTGCAGTATATACAGTTGCTAATCCTGAATTTGCTTTTTCAAATTTCTCTAGAGATTTAAATTCGATACTTTATTATAATAAATACTCTATGCGACCAATAGATATATGGCATGGCTTTTCATCATTCTTTCATAGGGATAAATATTATTGGGAATATATAGCTTCAGGTGCAGCACAAACAGCTGCTGTATCAATGGATAGAAATTATACACAGGCAAGCTTAAATAAAATTTATAAACATAGCTGGAAATCTATGGCTAAATGGAAAAATTTACCACAGGATATATTAAATATATTTCAGTATATATCTGAAGCATCTGAAATGGGATTGCGTATTGCTCATTATCGTGCAGGTTTAAGAAAAATGAGTGTAGATAAATCTATAAATCGCCAAGATATTGCATATGATACAAGAGATATCATGGATTTTTCTCGTGGCGGAAAAGCTGGTAGAGAATTAAATAGATATGTCTTATTTGCCAATGCTTCTATTCAAGGTTGGTCTAAATTCTTTAGAGATGTAGAAAGCTATGGTCTAAAATATGGATTGGCTAAAGGTGGAGCGTTATTGGCTTATAAAATAACTAAATATGCAATTTTACCTGCTTTAATATTATTTTTACTAAATAAAGATGATGATAAATATAAAGAAACTCCGCAATGGTTACGAGATACACATTGGATATTACCTCTTGGTGATAAGATTATACGTATTCCAAAGGCAATGGAGCCTTCTATTCTCATAATAAGCAGTCTAATGGAAAGAGCTTTAAATTATAGTTACAATAAAGATAAAGAAGCTTTTAATAATGCACATGTTTTGTTGTTTAACCAATTACCAGATATATTTCCAACACTTTTGAAACCTTTAATGGAGACAGCAGCTAATTATTCATTATTTAGAGAAGGTAATATAGTGCCTTTATCTAAACAAAACGATATGCCATATATGCAATATGATGAACATACTTCAGGTGTATCTAAGATGTTAGGTAAAGCGTTTAATATTTCTCCAATGAAGATGGATTATTTACTTTATGGTTATACAGGCAATTATGGTAGGGCGGCAACAAAAGTGCTTGATATGAGTGTTATACCTAAAGAATATGCTCAAAAAAAATCATCTTATGATAATTTAGTATCTAAAGAAAATCTTTTAGCATGGCCATGGGAAGATGTTGTATTTTTGCGTCGTTTTATGTATACACCATATAAAAATGCACGTAGTTTAACTCAATTTTATGAGGATTTTCATTACCAGCAAGCTTTATATAATGAATATAAAGATACTGGTATAAGACCTAAGGAATTTAATGAACGATATTATGAACGTTTAAAAGAAGCTCAAAAGAAAATGAGAGATATCAAAAAAATGCAACAAAAAATAATAGATAATACCACTCAATCGGCAAATGCAAGACAATTATCTTTAGATAATGTAAATAAGAAACGATTAGATATAGCTAGAAAAGCTTTGCAATATAAATAA